GGAGCACATGCGTCATCGCATCGCCTCTTACAACGAAGAGTCTGGGCGTTATAGAGTTTTAGACCCTGAGTTTTACATACCTAATAAAGACAGAAAACTGCTTCAGATTGGAAAACCAGGAGCATATGTTTTTGAAGACGGTACTGATGAGCAGCATGCAATTGTTTACAGTAACTATCGTCGGGTATGTAAAGAGTCGTATATGGAGTATGAAGAAATGGTTCGCCTTGGGATTGCACGAGAAGTAGCTCGTGGAGTGCTCCCTCTTACTATCTATTCTTCTGCTTACGTGACTATCAATTCAAGAAGTCTTATGAACTTTCTGTCTCTTCGTCGTAATGTCGAAGGTCAGAGTTTTCCATCTTTTCCTCAACGTGAGATTGAGATGGTTGCTGAAAAATACGAAGAGTTTTTTAAAGAGCTAATGCCTCTTACTCATAAAGCCTTCGTTGAGAATGGAAGAGTATCCCCTTGAGTGAAGGTATTGCTTATTGTTATGCACGTGTATCTACTCAGATGCAAGCAGAAGAAGGTGTCTCTCTTGATGCACAAGAGAGACAGTTAATTGCTGCTGCTGAATCTGCAGGTTACACGGCAGTAATTCTTCGTGAAGAAGGTAAGTCTGGTAAGAGTATTACTGGAAGACCTGTTTTGCGGAAAGCATTAGATGAATTAGACGAAGGAAAAGCGCAAGCACTTTTTGTTACACGCTTAGATAGACTTGCACGCTCTACTCGGGATTTTTTAAGTATTGTTGACCGTTCACATAAATACGAGTGGCGTTTAGCACTTCTTGATTTGGGATTGGACACTGGTACATATCAAGGACGTTTTGTTGTAACCATCATGTCTGCAATGGCAGAGATGGAGCGTGGAATGATTTCTATGCGTCAAAAAGACGTACATAAAGACCGTAGAGACGCGGGGAAGATTTGGGGTGTCACAATTGGCCCTAAATCTCCTCTATCTGCAGAGATTAAAGAAAGAATTTATAGTCAGCGTTTAGCTGGACTTTCATACGGAAAAATTGCTGAAGGTTTAGAAAATGACAAAATAGAACCACCTCGTGGAGGAAACGGGTGGTATGCAGCTAACGTGAGACACATTTTTTTGGCGTATTCAAAAGAGAAAAGCATTTTAGGCGAACTCCAATAAGGTAAAATTACTACGTAGTTTTGTGTGGACAGCAAGCTACAACAGGCGGTTTGTTAATCGCTTGTATTGCCGTGCGTTGGAGGCAGTGCTTTGTTGCGTACATTTTTTGGAAGAGCCGAACTTAATCTAAAAAGATTTTGGCTATCAGCTGCTGCTACCCCTTTTATAATTTTTCTCATCGGGGTTTTAACTCCACAAGCTGCACATGCTTCTGACGAACAGGGGGTCCAACCAACACCAGACCCAAACCAAGCGCCAAGTTCAAATGCGTCGTCGGGAGGTGATCCACAAGCTTCTTCCAGTGGCTCAGCGCAAGAGCAAATCACAGAAGTGGCAACCGCAGTAGCAACAGCGGAATCTGCAGTAACACAGTTGGAAACAAAAGTTGACCAGATTTTGGAGGTAGCAACATCAGTATCTCAACCTTCTACGCAAGTAACGGAATCAATATCTAATGCTCAAACTGCGGTAACAGAAGCTTCAAGTGCTACCCAACAAGCCAGTGAATCAGTACAAACAGCACAAACAGCAGTTACCGTATCGCAAATTGCCAATCAAACTTTGGCCCAAGCAACCTCCACAGTTGAGGCCCAAACCGCAGCAGTAGCAACAGCAACATCAGAGGCAACTGCTGCAGCAACAGCAGTATCTAATCAAGAAACAGTAGTCTCTCAAGCACAAGCAACTGCAACTTCAACTCAAGCAGCAGCAGATTCAGCAAACACAAGTACAACAGTTACAGAGACTTTTAATAACAACACCACCAGCGTAGTTACAGTAACTACTGGTGGAACAACAGTAACTTCTTCAACTGGCTCCACTGGTGTTTCAATTGGCGGAAACTGGAACACCCCTCAGACGGCTGGTCCTGCTCTTACAATTATTAATCCAACTAACGATATTGTTATTGACGTTAATCCATCTAATACTGGAACAGTTACTCAGGTTGTAATGGGTGTGTACGCTAAAAATGGCGATACTCCAATTATTACAACAAACACAGATGGAACCATAACCACAACGGTTTTAGACAACAACGTATCTACTCAGCTACAACCAGTTCAATATACAACTACCGAGACGGTTACTGGCACAAATATTGATACTGTAACTATTGTAAAAGATTCCGATTATTACATTATCGACAATATTAAAGTCACGAAAACAACTTCTGACCCAGCGCTTGTTGCTGCAGCTCAGCAAGCAGCAACTACTCTTGCCACAGAACAAGCTACTTTAACAACCCTGCAAACAGCTCAAACAACAGCAAATAACAATCTAACTTCAGCTCAAGAAAGCCTTTCTACAGCTCAAACAACTCAAGAGATGGCTCAGGATTTAGCTACAGTGTCTACTGCTGGCGCTGTTTCGGCAGTCGCAACAGCTCAAGCTTCAGTAGAACCAGCGATGACCGCCGTTGTTGAAGCAGTTGTAGTAGTTGCTCAGACTCAAGTTGTTGTTGCTGAAGCAGCAGTTGAAACCGTATCTAACACACTTCAAACAGTTGTTGCTTCAGCAGACGCTCTTCCACTACAAAAACCAGAAGTTACTGCAGTAGTTGATGCTGCTGTTGATGCAGTTGTTGGGGCACAAGAAGCGGTTGAAGCAGCAAAGACTGCTATGGAGACTGCAGTTACTTTAGCTCAAACAGCTTTAACAGAACCAGTAGCAGCAGCAGCAGTTGCAGAGAAAACAGAAGTTTTAACACAAGCTCAAGCTGCAGTTGATGCTCAAGAGGTAGTAGTAACGCAAGCCGTTACTACCGAGGCAGCTGCTCAAGCCGTTGTGGATTCTGCTACAACTCCAGGATTAAAAGTCGAGGTTTACAACACTCAAGGGCAAAATGCTTCTCCGACTCTTCCTGCAAACGCAGTTCCAATTCACACCACTACAGATACAAATGGAATTAATGAGCAGTGGGGTAGCGGAAACGTTGCTGGCTCAAATCGCGGTGAAGATGTCATTGTTAAATACACTGGTCAGTGGACTCCTCAAACAACTGGGACTCAGTACCTTCATGCACCAGCAGATGACGGGGTAAGGCTTTACCTTAATGGTGAGCTAGTAATTAATGATTGGTATGACAAAGGCGGAGGTGGTTCTACAGCAGATGTAGAGACAATCGCTGGAACAAGCAAAGTTTTTGAGTTTTGGTATTACGAAAATGGTGGTGGCGCTCATGTAGCTTTAATGCGTTTCACAGATAGTGGTTGGCAGATTATTCCTGGCTCTGAGTTTAGCCAATCATCAGCCACTGCTCAGCAATTGCAGACATTGGCCTCTGCCGAAGCAAATCTTGCAGCAGAACAAACCGAGCTTGAAGTCTTAGAGGCAGTAGAAGATGTTGCTCAACAAGATTTAGTAAGTGCTCAAGAAGATTTACAAGATGCTGAAGAAGCTACTGATGCGATGGAGACAGCTGTAGTTCTAGCTCAGACAGCAATTACAGAGACAGTTGAAGCAATACAAGCTGTTCAAACTGCTCAAACAACTGTGGCTGAGGAAGTTATTCTTCAGAGTCCTATAGCTGCCCCGTCAAATATTGTAGTTACACAGTTGTCAAATGGAGATGTACAAGTTTCTTGGGACCCACCAGCAGGTGTAATTTCTCCAGAACGTTATGCAATTTCTTGGTCAAATGGAAGTGGCGGATGGGGTGTAGCAACTGGTAATGCGGGAGACGCCAATGCTCTTAATACAAGCATTGTTCTTTCAGCATCTCTATTTGAGTCAACTGGTGGATTAGACACTACTTATCAAATCAGTGTTCGCTCAGATAATGATTCACTTGCTAAATACTCAGATGTAGTTGCAACTCAAATGTTTATTTCCGATCCCACCCCGGCTCCAGAACCTCAACCAACTCCTCAGCCTGAACCAACTCCGAATCCTGAGCCTCAACCAGAGCCGCAGCCTGAACCCACGCAGCCAGAACCAGAGCCAGAACCGCAGCCAGACCCACAGCCAGAACCAGAGCCAGAACCCACCACACCTGAGCCAGAACCTGAAACACCTGAACCTCCTATTGAACCTGAACCTGAGACTCCTGTAGAGCCTGAACCTGAGACTCCTGTAGAGCCTGAACCTGAGCCTGAGACGCCAGTAGATCCTGAACCAGAATCACCAGAACAACCAACAGACCCAGAAACTGAACCAGAATCGCCAGAGCAACCAACCGAACCCACCACACCTGAACCAACTCCTACCGAGCCTGAAGAAAAAGCTCCAGAAGCAATTATAGAAGATGCATTGGCTGATGGTGTTCTAACTGCTGAAGAAAAAGAAGCAGTAGTTGAAGCAATTTTGGAAGATCTAGCTCCAGGAGAAGCTGTGACTTCAGAACAACTTGCTGAAGCTGGTATCAGTTACGAGGACTTACCGCCAGAAACTCCTGTTGAAACCAGAACTGACGAGAACGGCAATCCTGTCATAATTACTGCTGAGGTTGCTGCCGCTTTAGTTTTGTTGGAGAACCCAGCAGAACTTTTGACTGAGATTTTTTCTGACCCAGGACAAGTGCTTTTAGCACTTGGAAGCATTGGTGCTGATATGTCAGAAGAAGAACGAGAAGAAGCGGAACAGATGATTGTTGCAACCGTTGTTGCTGCTGGAGCTGCAATACAAGCAGCCGCTGCCGCTGCAGGAACTGCTGGGTCTTCCAGTGGTGGAAGTGGTGGAAGCGGCGGAAGCGGCGGCGGAGGAGCAACTGGAAAAATGGATGGAACTAGAAGAAGAACTACTAGTGGAAAAGTTAGGAAGGTGAAATAAATGAAAAACTTCTTGAGAGATGTGTTAGACCAACTGTGGACACTTCTAGGTATGTTTGTTGCTTGGATTGTTCTAGACGGCTCAGCTAAGACCGTGGTTGGCTATGCCATTATCTGGGCGACAGTTGTATGGGTTATTACATACAGACTGAGAAACCCAAAAGAAGAAGAGGATGAAGAGTAAAAGTCAGGAAGGTTAAACTGATGTCTTCCTGACTCAAATGGTTGATTTAAAGCTCTATCTATGATAGATTTACACAGGACGCGTTGGATACAATGACACAGATGGAGATATAAAGATGAGCAATGAGCTTGTAGAACAGTATGCCCAGCTTATTCAACCGCACCTCGAAGATGCGAAGAAGGCGTATGGAGCAAGAACTCAAAACAGTCCAGCGCATAATGCAAGTCGTGAGTACACACGACTGTTAATTGAATTTCGTAATAAAGGTGGAAGTCTTCCACTTCTAGCAAAGCGACTTAAAGTGGCATATGCAGGAGTTCGCCGTCGCGTTGTTATGAATGAGATAAATGTTTCTAATATTAAACCTCAAACTAAAATTCGAGGAGAAGCAGTCAAAGAGGCTGCCGACCGAGTACGAATTGCTAAAAAGCGCGGCACAGACCAGTATCACGACCAACTTGCCGAAGAATATAAGTCAGGAATTTCTCTTTCTAATTTAGCAAAAGAGTTAGGTCTTAGCTCTGCTGCACCGCTGTACTATGGAGTTCAGAGAAGTCTTCAAAGAAATAGATAGGTGTCGATATGGGAAAGAGCTTCATGGAGCAGCTCGCCATGCTATCGCAAGAAGAGCAAGCTGCGGTTCTTTCCAGTATTGACCCAGAATTACTTCAATGGGATTGGCGTTCTTGGGGTAGACCAGAACAACTTCCTCCAGAAGGTGATGATTGGAATATTTGGCTTGTACTTGCAGGTCGTGGTTTTGGTAAAACAAGACTTGCAGCCGAATGGGTAAGAGAGCAAGCTAAATACACCACAGAGGGTCAAAGACGTTTTGCATTGGTGGCTCGTACTGCAGCCGATGTTCGTGACGTTATTGTTGAAGGTGAATCAGGAATTATCAATGTTTCTCCACCATCAGAGCGTCCACATTACGAGCCATCAAAACGTCGCTTAACTTGGCCTAACGGAAACACTGCCACACTTTTTACTGCTGACGAACCAGACTCACTTCGTGGTCCACAATTCACTCACGCATGGGGCGATGAGATTGCAGCTTGGCGTCAAACTCCAGATGCTGCAGGTATGACTGCATTTGACAACCTTCGAGTCGGTACTCGTCTTGGTGCAAAACCAAAAATTGTTTGCACAACTACTCCTAAGAGAGTCCCACTTCTCTACAAATTGATTGAAGAATCAACTAATTCAAAGAGTCTTTCAAAAGTTATTGTGACCAGAGGCTCCACAATGGACAACGCTGGAAACTTGTCTGGAACATATCTAGACACAATTATGGGTGTTTATGAAGGAACATCACTTGCTCGTCAAGAGCTTTACGGTGAAATGCTTGATGATGTTGAAGGCACACTGTGGACAATGGAGATGATAGAAAGTTCTAGACAAGGACTTCTTCCTCCTCAGGCTCCACTTCGTTGTATTGGTGTTGACCCTTCTGTTGCAGAAAACCCTCGAGATGAGTGTGGAATTGTTGTTTGCGCTTCAACTGCTGATAGAGATTTATATAAACGTCACGCTTGGGTTTTAGAAGATGCATCAGTTCTTGGCTCACCAGAAGTGTGGGCAAATAAAGTTGTTGAGATGGCTAGACGTTGGGGTGCACCAGTAATTGCTGAAGTAAACCAAGGTGGAGCACTAGTTCGCAATGCTATTAATGCAATTGACCCAAATGTTAAAGTTTTGGAAGTGCACTCAAAACATGGTAAAGCGCTTCGCGCCGAACCTGTTGTTCTTGCTTACGAACAGAATCGCGTTCATCATATTGGATATCTTCCAGACCTTGAGTCTCAGATGACAACTTGGGTTCCAGGAGAGTCCAAAAAATCTCCAGACCGTGTGGATGCTCTAGTTCACGCAATGACGGCCCTCCTAATCAAACCTCCGCAAGGGTTTGTTGGTGGCAATCTTGTAGCCAAATCTTTTTCCTCACGACGCTTGCCTAATTTTAGAGCAGGTGGCGGAGGTCGAGTTTTTACTCCTAGAAGTTAAAAAGCTCTATTGAAGTTATTTAAAGTGCTCCAATCAAGCTCAGCACTTTGAACAACTCTTGGAACTAGGGTTCTTCCTCTAATAACTGCTCTAGAGCCTGTTCCTTCGATTGTTACTCCTCTTTCAGTCATTTTCTTTTGTAGAGAACCTTGACTTAGAGGACGTTCTCCGCGTTCTTCGCTCCATTGACGGTAGACGCCATAAACAATTTTTAGAGCAACGCTAGCTGAAGGATTTTCATTAGTCTCTTCTGACAAGAAGATACCGATGCGGTCTTCATTCTTACGATACATCTCAGCAGCTTCAGCTACTTGAGTGCACCAACCCAATGCATCACGAGATGACGAACCTAGAATTTTTATCGCACCATCAACAGCCCATGACAAAACTGCTGGCAGTGCTCCTTCTGGGTCGAATATGTATGCCTTCAAATTAGGATCAGGGTTTTCAGGCACTCGTGTCATTGGCATCGGACGGATACGACGCCACATGGCATCATCCGTGATGATTGGGCGGTGGTTTGTCGTAACCCAGAGTTTGGCTCTAGATTCGAACGTGAATGGCTGTTCTCCTGGAGAACGAGCAGAGATTACAGATGAACCAGTCAACTTCTTAACTTGATTTTCTTTAATTCTTTCATTGTCTGGCAATTCGTCTACCCAAACTAGGCGACGTCCACGCAACTGAGCCCAGTGGTAAGCATCAGTATTACCACTGCTCATATCGTTTGCAGCAAGAATGTGAGAGTCAAGAGGCCACGCATATTGCTCAGTGCCAAGACATTTCACAATTGCTTCAACAAGAGTGTTTTTACCAGAACCTGCTGGTCCATAGACAAGAAACATAATGTCGTAGATGTTTGAACCAGTTATTGAATACCCAGCAGCTTTTTGAAGCCAGTCTTGATATTCCTTATCGCCACCAGTTGCAAAATCTAAGAACTGCTGCCAACGAACATTGGTGTGTCCTCGAGTATATGTAACTGGAGCACGTCGAGTGATGTGTAAGTCTGGTCGTCCTTTAAGAAGTTCACCAGTTTTTAAATCAATAACTCCGTTGAGAACACCTAAGAGATTTTCATCGTTGTCCCAGCGACTAACAGGGATTTCAATTCTTGGGTCGGACTTTGCAGACTCAATTGCGCCCTTCATTCTTGCATTTGAGCGAGATTGATGTGCCCATTGAATAACTGAAGCTTGTTGAGAATCTGGATACTGAATTACTTCAGCAGAAATAATTGGTGGAACTCTTTTAGCTAGTTCTTGAACTTCCAACGACTCTTTGTCTGGCTTCCAGTAGCCTTCTTTCCAAACAAACCAACCCAAACCGCTCGTATAACGAATGCCAGCGCCAAATACGTCAACAAGGCGACGACCGTTACCTGTGTCAGAAAGCGAACGTTTGCTTTCATTTCCTCCGTCTTCGATTCGTAGAGCATCTGGGTCCTTTGGAACATTGATATTTGTTAATGATGTGGCTTGTTCAATGGAATCTCCATCTTCAATACCAGCCATAACTGTACTTGAAATTGGACCAGTGCCCATTGGAAAAAATGTAGGTTCTTTTGGAGGTTGGACAACACCAATTAGCGGTTGAACAACACCAGTCAGCGGTTGTAGCTCATTTTGTGGCTGAGATAGGCGCTCTGCTTGTTGTTTTTGCCATTCAGCTGTCTCTGGAGAAATGAATCCAATCTTTGGATTTGATGCTACAAAGTCAATAGCACGGTGAACGTGGTGCAAGAGTCCATTAGTACCGTCTATGTGAAGAGGTGGTCGAATTTTTGTAGCGTTGAATCGAATCATGTCTGACTCAATCATTCGTCTAGCGTCTTTGCTAGTTCCAAATTTATTTGCAAGAGCGCATGTCAATTTATAAACATCAACAGCACGGGCACCCTCATCAATACCTTTTTCAAGAATTCCAGAGATATCAACTTTTTCGTATTCGAGGTCGTCCCAATCTCCAGACTCTAAAGTAAAGCTGGTTCTCTTAGATCTCTTACGTAAAGCAGCAAGTAGTTGTTCTGGTGCTTCAGCAATTTCAATTTCCCAAGGTGCTTTTCCAGGAACCCACTCATAGTTAACTCCAGAGAAGTGTTTACTTGGTGCAATCAGAACATAACCGTTGTGCTTAATATCAATTCCATTAAGACCCATCTTGGAAAGATTTCCAATAAGTCCTTCTGAATCATCGCAACGATAAAAAATGTGACGACCACGAGTAGCAACACCTCGGTCGTTTGTATAGACACCAGTTATCGCTTCTACTGTTGGTGGTAGTGCGCCTTCAACTAGTTCTTCAAATTTAATAAAAGAGTCAGGACCACCAGAACGTGGGTCAATATCGATTACAAAAAATCCACTCTTAGAACAGTGAACTCCAACGTTGTAGTTTGAATTTTCAGTCCACCATTGTTCAACTCGTGCAGGGTCGTGTGTGGACATAACATTCCACTCATTAAGAGCTGGGTGTTTTCCTACCTCTTTAGGTTCACCATGAGGCTTATTGCACGTACAACGCCCATTAACAATTCCGTGGCAGGGAAGAATGCTCCAGTCAATACTTGAATAGAACCTTGCGCCTTTGACAAGGCGTTCGGAGGACTCGTCGCTCATATAACCTCCGTCGTCATGAATCCAAAGTTACCTGACTCTACAATATGAGTCAAGAGTTTTTTTAGTGTGTAGCAAATATACCCTGCAAGAGGCCAAATAAAAGTAGCCAACTAACTTTTACTATAAACTATATCCATAGTCCTATAGTCTGGAAGTCGGTACCTAATTGCTAATTCCTCAAGCTAACTCATGGTGGGAACCAGGTACCCCAAATTTTCTGGATATAGGGGATATCTCAGCGGTTTTGGTATTTCTAATTACCCTCACAGGAGCCTTTTTTGCTGTAACAAAGTTTTGGCTAAAACTACTCCGTCGAATCATTCGTGAAGAAATTGAAGTGGCTACAGCACCAATTCATCCTAGCGCGAATGGGGGGCTCAGTCTAGCAGATGTGGCTAGAAAAACAAATAAGCTAGAAGAGCAACTGTCAGAGATGCATAAAGACAGTCTTGAGACTAAAGATTTGTTGATAAAGGTGCTGGCTCAGTCCGTGATAATTCCAGACACTCCGCCTATGGTTGAACCACCTATGAAGCGAAAAGGCCGTAAGTCCGCTTCTTCTTAGAAACACTTTTTTTCTTAATTTCCGACACGCCATAAGTCACTAATTATTTCATTTTTATATCTTCACTGCTATCCTCATATCTAGAGTAACTGTAAGGTTTACGGTAACTCTACATAGAAGGAAAACTGGAGGATTTCAGTGAGTTTAGCTGAGAAATTAAACAGTGCTACTCGTACTCAACCAGGTTTGCCCTGCGGTGTAGGCAAGCTATTGACAGAGCTAAAAGGCGAAGATAAAGAAGCCTTAGAAATTATTTTTTCAACCCGTTCCGTGCCTGGAACAGTATCAAATAGGCAAGTACATAAAATCCTTCTTGAGGAAGGATATGAAATTGCATTTGCCTCTATCACCCTTCATCGACGTAAGCAATGCCGTTGCTTTACAAGTCGAGATCAGGCATATAAGGAGAACTGATGTCGTCTTTAACCGACAAACTCACTGAGCTTATTTCCCCAGGGCCAAGTGGTTCGGATATAAGAGCGACCAATACTCCTGAATCTTGGAGACCTCGTCTTGAGATAGACCCAGAAAAAGGTGAAGGTTATTTTATTTCTACCCCTAGACCAGCAGGAAACAGTCCTGATGGTGTTGAACTATTAAAAGAATTTGATTTAGACCCAAGTGATTGGACTATTACGTCCATCAGAAAATCTCGCTGGCAAAATCATAAAGGCGATTGGCTTGAAGCTTTTCGAGCAAGTCTTGTACCAACCAGCACAAAAAAATCTTCCGAACTTGATTTTGATTTAGAAAAATTAATACAAGATGTTTCAAAGTGGAGACCTTCAAAAGTCTCACAAAAAATTACAGGTGATTTAGCTTTTATTTTTGCTCCAAGCGACCAGCAAATTGGAAAAAAGCAAGGAGACGTAGGAACCGACACCACAGTGTCAAGGTTGCTCACCCTCACAGAGATGGGTGTTCAGAGACTTCACGAGCTGAGAAAAATTGGAAGACCTATAGGAACAGTGGTTATTCCATTACCGGGAGACCATGTAGAAGGTATTGTTTCGCAGAACGGAAGAGTTCAAGGGCAAGCAGCCTCTGATTTAGGAATTACAGAACAAACCAGACTTGCTAGACGAGTTCTTATGGCTCAAATTAAAGCTTTTGCTCCTTTAGCAGAGCGCATCATAGTTCCAGTAGTTAATGGAAATCATGACGAAGCAGGTCGTCAAGTTATTACAGACCCTTCAGATGGTTGGAATGTTGAAATCGCGAGCGCTGTTCAGGATGCTTGCGCTGAGAATGAAAACCTTTCTCACGTTGAGTTTAGGTTTCCAGAAAAGTCCCATCAAACATTGTCAATAAATATTTGTGGAACTATGGTCGGATTGTTCCACGGGCATCAGTCAGGTTCTAATGTCATGAAGTATCTTCAAGAGCAATCTGCAGGTCAAACTGCCCTTGGAATGTCTGACATATGGATTTCTGGGCACTTTCACAATTTTAAAACTATGGATATTGGTGAGCGTCTGTGGCTTCAGTGTCCAACAGTCGACCCCGGAAGTGCGTGGTTTAGGGACCGCCACGGGCTAGAATCGCCACCCGGAGTTTTGACCCTTGTTGTAGGAGATGGCTACAACCCAAGAAGGGATATTAGCGTTCTTTCAGTGCCTAGGTCTGCATAATTTAAGACATAGCCATGTCTATAACAGCGTACAATAGAGAGCGATTTAGGAATCTGCTTGCCTGTGCAGATTTCACTGCATGCTATCGAGACCTGGAGCACCACTGATGAGTTTTTCTCCTGACGTAAACACAAGAAATGTTGTGGGTCAGTACCTCAAGAGTTCTGGCTCCCCCGCTTCAGGAACAGTTACTTTCACAGCATCTAGCCGTATTGAGGACGCAAATGATGCAATTATTGTATCTAGCCCAATTACAGCAACACTTGATAATACAGGCTCTTTCTCGGTTGAACTCCCTTGCACAGATGACCTAGACCTTAGCCCTCGTGGTTGGTATTGGACTGCAAAGGTAAGAGTTTCAGGAAGACGAGCAACAGAATTTAGATTTTATCTGCCAGAAGGCGATGGCAGTGATGTCGAGGTTACAAAGCTAGATACGGTTGACCGTATCACTACTTCCCCAGCGGGCATTGACGTCCTTCGTGGACAAGTTGGTCCAGCTGGTCCTCAAGGTCCAACAGGCCCAGCGGGTCCCGCTGGTGGACCTACAGGTGCTGTAGGTAGTACAGGTCCGACAGGTGCAACTGGTGCAACAGGCTCCGTCGGTCCAACAGGTGCTACTGGTGCTACAGGTGCCGCATCTACAGTCGCTGGTCCAACAGGTGCTACTGGTGCCACAGGTGCGACAGGACCACAAGGTGCAGCAAGTAACGTAACTGGTCCTACAGGTGCGACTGGACCTGCTGGTCAATTCGGTGGTGTAACAGTTGATTACACATTCTCAACAAATACAACAGATTCAGACCCAGGTTCTGGTCGAGTTAAATTTAACAATGTTGATCTTGCAGCAGCGTCATACATGTTTATTGATGATGAGCAAGATGGTGCAATTGATGTTCAAAGTCTTTTAACAACAATGATGGCCTCAAACAGCGAGTTGAAGGGCCACATTCGAATTTCTCGTAAGGGAGATTCAAACTACTTTGCAATGCTTGCAGTTGACGGGTATACAGAAGACACAGGTTATTTCAAGGTAAACGTAACTTACCTAAGCGGTCTTGCAACTGCGTTCGATAATAACGACGATGTAATTATTACCTTCGCTCGTGTTGGTGATGTTGGTGCTCAGGGTCCTACAGGTCCTACAGGTGCGACAGGTGCTACTGGTGCAACTGGACCTCAAGGTGCAGCATCAAGTGTTGCTGGTCCTACAGGTGCTACAGGTGAAGTTGGTCCTACTGGCCCTACAGGTGCAACAGGTGCTGCAGGTTCTGATGGTGCTACAGGTGCCACTGGTGCGCAGGGTCCTACAGGTGTAAAGGGTGACCAAGGAGATGTTGGTCCGACAGGTGCTACAGGTGCGACAGGCGTAGGTGCGACTGGTGCTACAGGTGCCACAGGTGCGACAGGAGCAACGGGTGCGACAGGTGCTCAGGGTCTTCAAGGTATTCAAGGAGAGACTGGCCCTGCTGGTCCTACTGGTGCTACAGGCTCTCAAGGTCCAACGGGTGCAACTGGAGCGGCTTCAACTGTTGAAGGTCCTACAGGTCCTACTGGTGCGACAGGGCAGTTTGGTGGAGTCACACTTGACTACACATTTAGCAACAACACAGGTGACACAGACCCAGGTAGTGGAACTCTAAAGTTCAACAACGCTAACCTGACAAACGCTACTTTCTTATTTATTGACGATGAGTCTGATGGCGCTGTCGATATTCAAAATTATTTGCGAACAATTGATGACTCAACAAGCACAATCAAGGGTCATATTCGCATTTCGCTAAAGGGCGATTCAAACAACTTTGCGTTCTACGCAATTACTGGTGCAAGCACTGAGGCATCTGGATATTTCAAGATTCCAGTTTCACACCTTGATGGTCTTGCAACTTCATACTCAAATGGTGCAGATGTAATTGTTACATTTGCTCGTACTGGTGACAAAGGTGATACTGGTGCGACTGGTGCTACAGGTGCCACAGGTGCGACAGGAGCAACGGGTGCACAGGGAATTCAAGGAGAAACTGGTGCCACAGGTGCGGTTGGACCTACAGGTGCTCAAGGAAGCACAGGAGCAACGGGAGCAGCTGGACCAACTGGAGCTCAAGGAAATGTGGGCGCAACTGGACCTACTGGTGCCTCAGGAGCCACAGGAGGAGTAGGTGCCACTGGTGCAACAGGTGCCGTAGGTGCCACTGGTGCAACAGGTGATACTGGACCAACAGGTCCTCAGGGAGTTGCTGGTGCAACAGGTCCTCAGGGTGAGGCTGGAGCAACAGGTGCAACAGGTCCTCAGGGTCCTCAAGGAAATTTTGGTGGAGCATCATTTGACTACACCTTCACTGCTAATGCAACAGAAGCTGATCCAGGAATTGGAAAGCTTCGTTTTAACAATTTAGATATTCAAATTGCAACATATATGTTCATCGACGATGAGTCTGATGGTGCGATTGATATTCAGCAGTTCCTTCGTACTATTGATGATTCAACAAGTCCGATTAAAGGACATATGCGAATCAGCAACAAGACTGATTCTGCAGACTTTGCTCTTTTTGCAATTACAGGTTCAATTATTGAAAACTCTGGATATTTTACAGTTCCAGTTTCATATGTAAGCGGTCTTGCTACAGCATTTAGTAATAACGAAGATGTAATTATTACTTTTGCTCGTACTGGCGATATGGGTCCACAAGGTATCCAAGGACCAACTGGACCAACAGGTGCAACTGGACCTTCAGTTACAGGTGCAACAGGTCCTACAGGTGCTGATAGCACCGTACCTGGTCCTACAGGTCCTCAAGGTGAAGCAGGACCAACTGGAGCTACTGGTGCAGCATCAACTGTGGAAGGACCAACTGGTCCAACTGGAGCGACAGGTCCTCAAGGTGAAGTAGGACCTACAGGTGCGACAGGTCCAACAGGAGCAGATAGCACAGTACCTGGTCCTACAGGTCCTCAAGGTGAGATTGGTGTAACTGGTCCTCAGGGTGAACAAGGTGTAACTGGTCCACAAGGTGAAGTAGGACCTACAGGTGCTACAGGTCCACAAGGTGAGATTGGTGTAACTGGTCCACAAGGTGAGATTGGTGTAACTGGTCCAACAGGTGCTACAGGCGAACGTGGAATTAGTTCTCTATCTTGGACATACAAGATAGATGTAACAAACACCGCAGATAGAGACCCAACCAATGACTATATAGGTTTTGTAACTCTACCTTTTGAGTCAGCTACTCAAATCCTAGTAGACGACAACCCTTTTGGAATAAACACAACTCTTCACGATTTGTTCTTAGGCATTCAAAATGGCTATTTCACACTAACAAGTCAAACTAATGCTGGTACTTACGCCACATATGAGATTACTTCTTGTGTAGCTGGAACTGCTACTAATGAGACAACACCTGGAAGTTATGTAGTTTTTAACGTAACTTCTTACACAGGTTATGGCTCATTTACTCATGATGAATTAGTTACATTGTCGCTTGGACTTACTGGTCCACAAGGTGAAGCAGGACCAACTGGTGCTACAGGTGCAACTGGTCCACAAGGTGACACTGGGCCTACAGGTCCTCAGGGTGAACAAGGTGTAACTGGTCCTCAGGGTGAACAAGGTGTAACTGGTCCACAAGGTGAGATTGGTGTAACTGGTCCTACTGGTCCTCAAGGTGAGATTGGTGTAACTGGTCCACAAGGTGAGATTGGTGTAACTGGTCCTACTGGTGCGACTGGTGCACAGGGTATTGCTGGTATTGGTGTAACCATTCTTGGTTCCTATCCAGATGAATCAACTCTTATTGCTGCAAACCCAACATACACAACCCCACCTGCCGACTGGGACAACTTTGCTATGTATGGACTATATGACTTAGTCACACATGCAGGTCAAGTTTGGATTCTTGCTGCCATTGGTGGCTGGACTGTCGGTGGTCAACCTGGTTTAGGTTTTGGATGGGCTGAATACACTCAACCAGCATCAGGTGATGGTTACTTAGTAACTGGTGATCTCTATGTTTGGGATGCTGTAAACACCGAGTGGGACAACGTTGGAAACATTCAAGGTCCTCAAGGACCAACTGGTGCTACTGGTTCGACTGGTGAAGCAGGTCCTACTGGTCCTACAGGTTCACAAGGTGAACTTGGTAATTTTGCAATCTCTGATACAACACCACCTACAAATCCAAATAACGGTGATGCGTGGTTTAACAGCAATAACGGAAAAACTTACGTCTATTACGACGGTTATTGGATTGAGACTGGTGCAGCTCCTGTAGGACCTACTGGTCCTACTGGTCCTCAAGGTGCTGATTCAACTGTAACTGGACCTGCGGGTGCGACAGGTCCTACTGGTCCAACTGGTTATCGAGGAATTACAGGTCCTCAAGGACCAACAGGTCCAGAAGTAACTGGTCCTACTGGACCAACTGGTCCTACAGGTTCTACTGGACCTCAGGGTGAAGTTGGTGCCACAGGTGCAACTGGTGCCCCATCAAATGTAACTGGACCAACAGGACCAACTGGTCCAACTGGTCCACAAGGAACAGCTCTAAGCCTTCTTGGAGAGGTTGCAAACGTAGGTGCTTTGCCTACAGGCGGAAACTCTCTCAATGATGGCTATGTAGTTGTTTCTAATGGAAATCTTTATGTGTGGGATGGTTTTGGTTGGGTCGATGCTGGACAGTTTGTAGGCCCTACAGGTCCTGACGGTCAATTTATCCCACAGGCAAACACTCCGCCATCAAACCCAGTAGCAGGTCAAGTTTGGTTTGATACAAACAATGGTGCAGTATTTGTTTACTATGACGACTTCTGGGTAGAAGTTGGTAGTACCGAATTTGGTGGCGCTACTGGACCTACTGGTCCGCAAGGAACTGTTGGAAATATAGGACCTACTGGACCTCAAGGTGCTTCTCTAACATTTAGAGGAAACCTAAATACATCATCTCTTCTACCTACAGGCGGAAATCAGACTAACGATGCATACATCATTACTGATTCAGGAAATCTTTGGATTTGGGATGGAACAGCTTGGACTGATAGAGGACGATTTGTAGGACCAACTGGTGCTACTGGTGCTACTGGACCAATTGTTACTGGTCCTACAGGTCCACAAGGTGTTGGTTCTCAAGCCAAGGGTTACTACAACACATACGCTGAGTTCATCGCTGGTGCTGGCGCAACTTCTGGTGAAGTTGGAGACTTCTACGTAATTTACGAAGAAGACACCATCTACATTTACACAGCAACTAATGGATGGATTGAAGCTGGTGCTTTGATTGGACCTACTGGTCCAACTGGTGCTGATTCAACAGTAGCTGGCCCTACTGGCCCAACAGGTGGAGCTGGTCCTACTGGACCTACTGGTCCTCAAGGTACTTCAATCACTATGAAGGCAAGCGTTGCGACTGTTGGTAATCTCCCAGCAACTGGCAATACTATCAATGATGGTCGTGCTGTTGATGCTGATGGTGACTTATATGTCTGGGATGGCGATAGCTGGAATAACGTAGGACAAATTGTTGGTCCAACAGGTCCGACTGGTCCGGGAGTTACAGGTCCAACTGGCCCTGCATCTACTCAACCGGGACCTACTGGCCCAACAGGTCCATTCGGTCCTACTGGTCCTAAGGGTGGTGTTACTTATCAAGTAACTTCTACTGGAGATAATGGCTCCTACTCAGTTGAAGGAATTATTGGTAACAACCCAACATTAATTGCAGTTCGCGGTGAGCGTTTATATATTGATGTAAGTCAGGTTTTAACTGCTAACCCATTTGCACTGAGACTAACTCAGTTCTCATCTTCAACAGTTCCAGGAACTATTAATAACTCACCTACTCAAGGTCGTTCTGGTGCAAGTGCTGACACAACAATTATTTACGATGTTCCTTTAAATGCACCTACCTCACTTGTATATGTAGACGTTACAGATCCAAGTATTGGTGGAATTATTGAAGTTGTAGACAAAATTGGTCCTACAGGCCCTTCTGGTCCTACTGGAGCAACAGGAACTCCTGTCTCAGCTTCTTATGTTCCTATTGCTGGTGGGGTAACTGGTACACCAAATGTGTTTGGAGAGTATACAAAATATGGTCAAGATGTTTCTTTCTATCTTAGAGTTGTATATTCAAACTCCACTTTTAGTGCTGCTCAATTAACAGTAACTCTTCCATTCCTACCAAACGGTGCTCAAGTAGTGACTGCTGTTGGAGTTTTAGATATTAGTGGTTCTCAAACTGGTGCAATTTATGGAGTAAAAGCAGTTACTCAAACCGAGGGTTCTGCAACTATGAAAATTTGGTTTGAAGGAACAAACGGCCTGTTGACCGCGGTAACTGGAACAGCGCCAACTACACTTTCTACAACTGCAGTTTTGTATCTAACAGGATCTTACGTATCGAACTAGGAATGACAGAGAGGAGATAACATGCCAGCAATTGATTTTCCAAATAACCCGACGCTAAATCAGGTTTACACAAATGGAGTTAACACTTATTCTTGGGATGGTACTGCTTGGCGACTAGTTCGTACTAGTGCTCAAGGTCCTACTGGTCCTACAGGACCAGCAGGTGCAGACTCAACAGCTATTGGTGCAACTGGACCTACAGGTGCGCAAGGACCAACTGGCCCAGAAGGACCAGCAGGAGCTCCTTCAACTACACCTGGTCCAATTGGACCTACAGGTGCGACAGGTTCTTTCGCGATTGAACCTTGGACTTTATATACACCTGTTTGGTATGGCAGCACAACTAATCCGCAAATCGGTAATGGAATTATTCAAGGTAGATATACCTATGTAGGTGCAACAATTTTTGGAGAAATTAGAATTCAAGCTGGAACTTCTGGATTTAACAGAGGAAGTGGAACTTATTCTCTAAGCCTTCCTTCAAACGGTATCGTCGAGAATTACCAGCCTGTAGGGCAAGTGGTTATGCGAGATGAAGGTCCAGGTATTACTTACTTTGGAACTGCAATTTTCAACAATAACTTTACAAACAGAATTGAATTGTTTATGCACTCACAGTCTGCAACATTTGATGAAGGTGTAGCAGTTACTGAAAGCACTCCATTTTTGTTTAGCGGTAATGACAAGATTCTTGTCCAATTCACATACGAGTCAGTGGTATAGGAGGCGAGTAGATAATGGCAGCTATTGATTTTCCTAATTCTCCTACACCAAACGATTTATTTACTTCAGGTAGTCAAACTTGGCAGTGGGATGGAACTTCTTGGAACTTAGTTATTTCTCAAGTTGTTGGTCCTACTGGTCCTCAAGGTCCTACTGGAGCAGCAAGTAATGTAACTGGTCCTACAGGTGCGACAGGCACTGTTCTTTTAGCATCAGACACTCCTCCAACTGGAGCTTCTGCAGGTGATGCTTGGTTAAATACTGCAACTGGAAAAATTTATGTTTACTTTGATGACTACTGGGTTGAGTCTGCATCAAGTTTGAGCGGTAGCCAAGGTCCTACTGGAGCTACAGGTGCTACTGGCCCTCAAAGTACAGTTCTAGGTCCAACTGGTCCTACAGGTTCTACAGGACCAACAGGCCCACAAGGAAATACAGGCCCATCTGGTCCTCGAGGTTTTGACATCACTGGGCCTACTGGTCCACAAGGTCCTACAGGTGCACAAGGTGTAACTGGTCCTGAAGGTGAAAGAGGTCCTACAGGTCCTATTGGACCAATCGGAAATACTGGTCCTCAAGGTGAAGAAGGTACAACTGGCCCAACTGGTGCACAAGGTTTGCAAGGTGCTACTGGCCCAACTGGTCCTCGCGGATTCGTCGGTCCTACTGGCCCAGTAGGTGCTACTGGTCCGTCAGTAACTGGTGCGACAGGTGCAACTGGTGCTTCTGGCCCGACAGGTCCTGCAGGTGGACCTACAGGTCCAACAGGAGCAACAGGCCCTACTGGTTCTGAAGGTCCAACTGGTGCTGCTGGTCTTCGTGGTGCGACTGGTGCTACAGGTGCCACAGGTGCTGCCTCTACTATTCCAGGACCTACAGGTCCTACAGGTCCATCTGTAACTGGCCCAACTGGTGCTGCTTCCAATATTCCAGGACCAACAGGTCCTACAGGACCAACAGGTGCTGGTCCTACTGGTCCTACAGGTTCAGCGGGAGCAAGTTTTGCTGGAGTAACATCTACAAGCAACCTTTCTGTTTCTTTAGGATCTGAAAACTTTATTGTTAATAAAGTTGATGCTTTTGCTGTCGGAACTCGAGCTCGTTTAGCTAGTGCTAGCTTCCCTCAGGATTATATGGAAGGTGTCATCACCACAATTGTTGGCACAAGCATCACCATGTTTGTGGACAAGGTAAATGGTGAAGGAAATACATATGCAAGTTGGAACTTAGTTCTTGGTGCTGGAGAAATCGGACCTACAGGTCCTACTGGTCCTCAGGGTGCTTCTATTAAGTTTAAAGGTACTGTTCAATTTGACGTAAATCTTCCAGCAAGTGGAAATCAAATTAACGATGCTTATGTAGTTTCTGCAACAGGTGACCTTTGGGTTTGGAACGGAACTACTTGGCAAAATGTGGGACGTATTCAAGGTCCTACTGGAGGCACAGGGCCTACTGGGTCACAAGGACTAATTGGTCCTACAGGTCCTACAGGTGCTGATAGCACAGTTGCAGGACCTACTGGACCTACTGGAAGCACTGGACCTACAGGCTCTACTGGTATTCAAGGACCAACTGGACCTGCATTCTTTAATCTAACTGGTCCTCAGTATTTAGCTTCTGTAACTCTTACTGCTAATGACAATGCTTCTTTAGTCAAGTTGAACAGCTCTTCTCCTACTGTTGTAACTATTCCAGCAGATGGAACTAGCGGATATACATTCGACACTGGTTCTCAGATTGTTTTGACGCAATTAGGTAGTGCTGTTTTCAGTGTTACTGGTGCTGCAGGAGTTAGTGTTCTTAGTGAAGGAAGTCGCTATACAAGTAAGCAGCGTTATGCAGTAGCTTCTCTAATTAAACTTGGAGCTAATTCGTGGTTGTTAAGCGGAAACCTACAGGCTTAGAATGCTGATATCTACCCATGCAATGCATGCGACCCTGCCAGTAGCTTTTTTACCTACTAGCTGGTCACTTGTTCCTACCAGTTCTTTTGGCTCTACCAACATTAATTCAATTGCTACAAATGGCATGGGGCAATTTGTAGCAGTCGGTAGTTCTGGAAAACTTGCCACATCTAACGATGTTTCAACTAGTTGGACCCAGAGAACTTCTGGTTTTGCTGGTAGCAATATTTATGCAGTGGCATATGGAGACGATATTTATGTTGTTGGAGGAAGTTCTGGAAAACTTGCTACATCAACTGATGGAATAAACTGGACACTACGTTCATCTTCTTTTGGTGCTAGTGCAATCTTGGGAATCACATACTCTCAAGCGGCAGGTTTGTGGATTGCTGTAGGTGGTTCTGGAAAGTTAGCTACCTCTATTGATGGAATTGATTGGACTCAAAGACTTTCTTCTTTTGGGACTTCTTTTATAAACAACGTTTATTCTGACGCAAATCTTATTATTGCTGTTGGATATGATGGAAAACTTGCAACATCAACAAATGGGGTTAGTTGGACTCAACGCGGGTCATCTTTTATATCAAGCACAATTTTTTCAGTTGTAGGAAATCCAGCAAGAGACAAGTACATTGCCGTTGGAGACTCAGGAAAAATTGCTAGTTCTACTAATGGTCTTACATGGATTCAGTCTTTCCCAGCAAGTAGTTTCGGATCTTCTCAGATTAGGTCAGTCGCAGCAAATAGTGAGAACTACTATCTAGCTGGAGGAACTGCAGGAAAAGTTGCTACCTCAACGGATTCTATTCAATGGATTCAAAGAAATTCTGGTGTAGGCATATCCAACGTAAATGATGTTTATTTCGACGAGTCTTTAGCCATTGTTGTTGGAAACGGTGGCAAAATTGCTTACTCAGGAGGGTAAAGATGTTTAGATACAACTTGACATATGACAATCCAAGAGGCCCTATGGTCGAGATTTTAGATGGTGCCAACGTGATTGACGAGAGTGGTCCGTGGGAGTCTATCGAGTCAGCCACTACTTGGGCAGAAGCATATGTGGGATTAAAAAATTCAAATGAATCAGAACCAGAAGTTGGATAGTAATTATCCAAGTAAAATAGATAGTTAGTCCAGAAAGGAGCAAGCAGAGTGGCAGCAATTGATTTTCCAACGCCCGTAGTAGTTGGAGAAGAGTTCACATCTGGCGGTCAAACCTGGGTCTGGACTGGACTAGTTTGGGAAGCTAAGCGTGTAACTCCAACAGGTCCTACTGGTCCACAAGGTATTCAGGGTCCTACTGGAGCTACAGGTCCACAAGGTGACACTGGTCCACAAGGTATTCAAGGTCCGACAGGCCCAGTATCAGATGTAGCTGGTCCTAGTGGTCCAATTGGTCCTACTGGTCCACAAGGACCTACAGGTCCACAGGGTTTGCAAGGAGACCAAGGTCCTCGCGGTTTTACTGGTCCAACTGGAGCAGATTCAAATGTTACAGGTCCTCAAGGTCCAACAGGCCCTCGTGGTGTTACAGGTCCTACTGGTACTACAGGACCACAGTCTGAAGTTCCAGGTCCTACAGGTCCTACTGGCCCAGTCGGTAAGTTTACTGCTAGCCCAACTCAACCTGACTTGTTGACTGCCGTTAATGGTGATGCTTGGTTTGATACAAACACCGCTATTACTTATGTTTTTTACAACGGAGTTTTTATTGAGACTCAGGGTGGTTCAACAGGACCAGCTGGAGCAACAGGTCCTGTAGGTTCTTTTGCTGTTAGCACAAGCTGGTGGTTAGGTACGTAATAATGCAAAACACGAGCACTTTTTTAAAATCAAAGATTTGTAGCAGTGGTATTCTACTAACAGATCTCGTGTGTGGTGAGAGAGGTAATGAATAATGCCCGGCTTTTTAGGTGGTAGCTCAGGCGGCTCAAGCGGTGTTGGTGGAGAAATTAACTTCCCAAAGGAGTTTATTGACCCAGTAACTAAACTTCGCGTATCCGAGCCTGAGAACCTCATCGATACCGACTTTGAATATGGTCTTCAGCCTACTAAGTGGGAAACTGTTGAGCTCATCAACAACACTCCATCATTCTTTTCTAAGTCTGGTGACACCACTATTCCCAACATTACTGCCATCACAACTAACGATGGCACACGTGAAATTACCGTCAGCACTGGCCTCCCACACGGGCTTGCGGTCGGTATTCCTATTAACGTAACAGGAACAAAATCAATTACAGCCGATGGTGCATACATCATCAACTCTATTCCGAACCCAAATACTTTCACCTACCTATGTCGCGACGTTCAGCTAGGCAATAACTCTATTGAAGACCTTTACTCCTCAGTTATTACAGGCGAGTTTTTCCAAGGTTCGCAGCTGCGTCTAGCAGACGCCGCTGGTATTACAACAGACGGTGAGTCAGTTTCAACACTTACTGTTACAACAGGTTCTACTCACGGTTTTTATGTTGACACTCCGTTCTATTTCTTGAACCTAAACTCAACTATTTCGCAGGAATTCCCTGCAAATAACAACGAAGCTAAGTCTTTTGACGCTTCTAACTCTGCTGTAGCCCAAACATTTGACGGTTCTAACACTCTTTCTCAAATCAATATTGATTGGTCTAACTCTGCAACTGTAGCTGGCGTTACTAGCACAGTTAATATGAATGCTCAAAACCTTGTGAACAACACTATTACTGTTGCTCACGGCACAGAAAATTTTGCAAACAGAGCTGTTGGAACTCCGTTTTACTATGATGTTGTATCTGGAGGCGGATATTTTGCTACCAATCCTCGCGGCGTTGTCTTCCTAAAAACAGCAACTGCTCTAGGAACTTCTAGCTCTACCTTCCAAGTTTCAGCAGTTCCAGATGGTGATGTCATTGAAATCCCAACCACAATGACAGGAACTTTCCAGTTAGCTAACCAAGCACGTACTTTTGCTGGAAATAATACTAACTCTCTTACAGAAGTTGTAGTTGATATTGTTAAAGATACTCCAAAAGTTTTTGATGGTTCAAACAGCTCTGTTCAAATAGGTCAAGTAACTTCCTACAGCGGCTCCCTAGTAAACGTCACTTCAGCCCAAGCAATCCCTCTCGAGTGGTACTTCGGAGCTATGGTTTTCTACAACACCACTGGTACCGCTGCAAACGGTCTTACAAATAACACCACTTATTTTATTGACTCTTTCTTCTCTACTGGCGGACTTAACTACGCTTTCACTCTTAAACCTCTTCCAACTTCAGCAACAATTACATCAATTTCTGGTGGAACTGGTACTCAAACATTTAAACAAATTGGTGTGTCTCCAGATAGAGATATCTTCCACGTAAAAGACCACGGATACTCTCGCTTTGACATGCTTCGCTATGTTTCACCTGAAAACGGTGCTTTTACAGTAGTTGACTCATCTCAAGTCAAAAATTTCTACTTTGTAGCTACAGTTATTGACCAACACAACTTCACTTTGAATCAGACCGTTGGTGAGCTAAGCCCACTAACTATCTCAAGATCAGGCTTTTCTAGATACGCAATTACTCCAACAACCGTGACGCCTATAGGTATGACTGCCCCTATTACTTATGCAGTTACAAGCGGAACTCTTCCATCAGGTCTGTCTCTCAACCCTTCAACTGGAGTTGTTTCTGGAACTCCTACAGAAAATATTGCAGTCCCAGGACGTCAAGTTATTATTACTGGTACAGACGTAGACGGCATTTCTGCATTCCAAGTACATACATATCAGTTTGATCAACCTCCTGCTTTGTACTCATTCTCAAGCGTTACATTCACACCAGGTGGTGCTGGTGGTACAGGTGGTCCTAACCTATCTCAAGCTCGCTCGGGTGCGGGCAACCCTTCATGGGGTAATACTTATATCAACATGCCAGGCAACACTGGAACAATTGTTTGGACTGTCCCTGAGGTTGCAACATACCGAGTAGAAGCTTATGGAGCAGCTGGTGGTTGGTCCAACGGTTGGGGTGCTCGTGGTGGCTATGGAACTCGTATGCGTGGAGACTTTAACTGGAGTCTCGGCGATGAAATTAAAATTGTTGTAGGTCAAGCTGGCTCTAATGATGGTTCTACTGGTGCTGGTGGTGGTGGAAGTTTTGTTGCTCGTCGCTCAGATAACCTTCCATACTTAGTTGCTGGCGGTGGCGGTGGAGCGGGCGCTGGCTGGTACGGATATTCTGACGCAACTACTGGTGAATCTTCCCGAGGATCTAACTCATTTGGTGGAGCAGGTGGCGGTAACGGTGGTAACGGCGAGTCTCATGGTGGAGGCGGCGGTTTCTATGGGAACGGCGGCGGCTGGGCAGGACCTGGCACATCATTCGTAAATGGTGCATACGGCGGCTCTTACTCAAACGCTGGTGGTTTTGGTGGCGGTGGTGCTAACCGCGGTTGGGCTGGCGGTTCTGGCGGTGGCGGTGGTTACGCTGGTGGACCAAGTTCTTGGTGGTCATCTGCTGGTGGTGGAGCAGGTTCATACAATGCTGGTGCTAACCGTAGTGATTCGGAAGTTGCCAGTGGCGGTAACGGTCAAGTTTCAATTACGAGACTGTAGGAAAGAGGATAATATAAATGCCAATTAACGTAACAGCTGCTGGTGCTGTTGGTACTCACTCTTTTTCTAGAGTAAACGTGAATCTTGATGAAGATTTCATCTACTTTAAGAATACAGCCCCGAACGTTATCCCAGCTGCCCTAGCTCCTGGAGTAGCATTTTTGTATACATCTGGTGTTGGGTCAGTTACAGGATTTACCGAGAATGGTCTTGTTTATGTAACTACAACTCAACCAAAAAAACTACAATTTAGTGCAACTTTTAATGGCTCAGCACTCAATCTTACTGATAGCGCAGCTGGTTCAATTAAGTTTAATACTCCAATTGTTTACGCAAATAAGCTAAATATTGACGCATCAACACCAACAAATCAAGCAGTGAAGTATTACACAAACGGAACTCCTTTAGTTGGCTTGACTAGTGGAGATACATACTTCTTAAAGAACGTATCAATTTCTGAGTTTGCTGGTTCACAGGCACTTTATGCCTTTACTAGCCACACCTTTACAACCTGTGGAAAGACTGGTCGTGTTGGACCTACTCAAACAGAAATGCGTAACTTTTATAATACAACTTGGGACGATCAATATATTTCTCAGGGTTCATTTGTCGGTTATCAAGACTGGACAGTTCCTGTATCTGGTATTTACAGCTTTAACGTTCGTGGTGCTTCTGGTTTTGATGGTAACGGATCTGGTGGTGTAGGCCGCGGAGCTGTTGTTGAAGGACGTATTGCTTTAACTAAAGGTGAAGTTATTACAATCGCCGTTGGTCAACGTGGTGAGCAAGGTGGAAGTGCTACATGGGGTGGCTCTGGTGGTGGAACATTCGTTGTTCGTAAAACTGGTAACGAGCCTTTGTTTGTCGCTGGTGGTGGTTCTGCTGAATCAAACTCTGGTGCTGGACGAGATGGTGTTCTTACAAGACTTGGTGGTACATCTACCAATGGTCAGCAAGCTGGCGGTAGTGTTGGTTTTGGTGGTCGTGCGCAAAGCCCTCTTGGTTACTCTGCTGCTGGTGGAGGTTTCTTCTCTCGCGGACAGAACGGTAGCTTTGGCTCAGAACCAACATTTGGTGGTGGTTCATTCCTAGACGGTCTAACCATGGGAACTAACATTCGTACTGGTGGTTATGGTGGTTTTGGTGGCGGTGGTCAATCTGACGGCAACCGTGTAGGTCAGTCTGGTGGTGGCGGTGGCTACTCTGGTGGTGGCGGTGCTCGTTCTACAACAGCCAACCAGTCTGGTGGTGGTGGTGGCTCATTCATCGTAGCTACTGCTACAAATGTTGGAACTTCTACAGGTATCTTTGACGGAGCAAACACATTTAATGGTTCTCCAATTTCAAACCTTTCTACATATAACACAGGTGAAGGTCAAGTTACAGTATCACTAGTTTCTAGCTTTACAACTGGTAACAGTATTCACCCAACAGCACAGGATGCAGAAAACGGTACAAATGCAATTGCCATTGCACCAGCTGGTTCTTCATACCACGCTTTTGTGCCAATCAGCTTAGACATTCAAAATGATCAAATTCATAGTGCTGCTCCACACACTCTTACAAATGGTGAAGCAGTTCAAGTAAATTTCAATGGAGTTCCTCCAGTTGGAATAACAAATGGATCAATTTATTACATAAACACAGTCAGTGCGTTTAGCTACCGATTGAGCACTACTCCTGCACCATCGTTTACAAATATTAACTTAACTGCTCCATCTTCTCGAGAAGTCGCAACAACTGCTAAGTTGAGTCGTGTTGTTGTAAACACAGCTACTGACACTTTGACTATTAATAACCACGGATTCTTAGTAGACCAACCTCTACGTTACAACGTTGGTGATGGAACAGCTATCGTTCCTCTTATTGATCAAGCTACATACTATGTATCTGAAGTTATCAATGCTAACCAAATTAGGTTGAAGTCTTCTTTGAACTCTCCTACTTACATTAATTTCACTAATACTGGTACTGGTACTGGTCACAGCTTTATCTTCTTGACTGTTAACGCTCTTGAAGATACTCTCTACATTCCTAACCACGGCCTTGTATCTGGTCAAGCAATCCGCTATTCAAAGGGTGGTTCTGGAAACGTTGTCATCCCAGGTTTGACTGATAACAACACCTATTACATTGTTAAAGTTGACAACAGCATTGTGCGCCTTGCTACAAACAAAGCATTAAGCATTATTGCAAATATCACTAACCAAGATCCATGGCCAGCAACTGGTACTCATTCGCTGTTTATTACATCGCTTGATTACACAACTGACACAATCACTCTTCCAAGTCACGGATTCTTGCAGGGAGAGCTTGTTGAATATGACTCAAAGGGTCAGACAGTTGTCAATGGTTTGACTACTGCTACTCCATACTACGTAATTTTCGTAGATGGAGATAACATCAAACTTGCTACAACTCCAGAAAATGCTGATGCAGGTACAGCTGTTGATCTAACAGCGAGCCCAGCAGGTGTTGGACGTCATACTTTACGTTCTTTGTCAAAGACTCCAGATGGTATTTACACCATCACTTCTACACCTTCTCCTCAGACATTTACTGTCGAGGCAGCAGGTAACGTTCCAATTATTACAAAGGTGTTTAACCCAAGAGGCACAATCGACCTTGAGCTAAATACTTTCTTTATTCCTTCTCACGGTTTTACAACTGGAACAAAAGTCACATATGAGCAAGGAGATGCTGCAACTGATATTGCTGGTTTGACAAACAACACTGATTATTATGTTGTTGCAATCAACCGTGACTATCTACGTCTAGCAACTTCAGCAGAAAATGCTGCAGCTGGTATTACTCTTAACATCAGCGACCACGGTACTGGTGTTGGTCACAAGCTTATTACTGACCAAATCAACGGTAACGTAACTGGTTCAGGAACCGTATCTGTTTCATCTGGTTCTGTTCTTGTTAACGGTTCTGGTACTGCGTTCTCGAAGATTCTAAAAGTGGGAGACCGTTTCCGTCTATTCCCACCTAACGTAACTAAGCAGCATGGAACTATGGTTTTTGCTGCTGCAGATGTAAACACAGCTACAAACTTGATTACAAAGAGCAACACCTTCACTACAGGAACACAAGTTGTGTTCTCTGCTGGTGGTGGAACTGCGCCAGCTCCTCTAGTAGAAGGAGCTACCTACTTTGTAAGAGCAGTTAGCGCTGGGTCTACTATGACTCTTCACCCAACATCAACTGATGCTACTAACAATACAAACGTTATTGACCTCACAACAGTTGGTACTGGAAGTAATTTCTCTATATCTAGCACAGTAAAAACATTTGCTGATGCTGATGTGAATACAACTAACAACAGAATTGTTGACACTCACAATTTTGTCACTGGTGATGTTGTTAAGTTTGCAGCAAATGGTGGTGTACCACCAACACCTCTAGTTGATGGTTACTACTACTATGTTCGTGCAGTTTCTAACACAGAAATTACTCTGCACACTACATTGAACGATGCTCAAAATAACCTTCAGGCTCTTGACTTCAGTACACAAGGTACTGGTACAGGGTTCACTCTTACAAACACTGTTCCAGTAGGTCCAATCATTCGTCGTATCACCGCGATTGGTGGAGATACTCAGATTACAGTGGACCGTCCGTATGCAAACGCATATAGCGCTGTTTCTTACTCATATCCAACATTCGTCTATGTACGTCCTCAGGGCTACTCACTACACCGTCCATTCGATGGTGGCGTTGAGATGTCAGTAGGTGCTAAGACATCGTTTGGTCAGATTGTTCGTCAGACTCGTAAGTACTTCCGTTACCAATCAGGTAAGGGTATTCAGTCTTCTTGCGGTGTTAACTTCCAGCCTTCAATTGACCTTGAGAGTATGAGACAGTTCAGCTCACTTACAGTTGAATGTAAGACTCGTCGCCCTCACGGACTTGTTTCTGGTCTCTTTATTGTAGTAAATGGTGCAGAAGATTCTTATGGAAATACAAGCACTGTTTACAACGGAGAGTTCCAAGTAACAGTTGTTGACCTAACAACATTCCGATTTACTTCTACACAACCGATTATTGAAAACCGTGCTTACGGATTCCCTCAGTTCTATGTTCGTGAGTGGTCAAACGGTGCTGTCCGTGAAGGTATGTTCGACTTCCAGAACGGTGCATACTTCGAGTTCGATGGTGAAGCTATCTACGCCGTACGTCGTTCATCTACTCAGCAGCTAGCAGGTACAGCAGCTGCTCTACAAGGCTCAGAGCTTATCTTTGGAACAAACACAGCGTTCCAAGCTCAGGTTGAAGTTGGTGACTTTATTGTTATGCGTGGTCAGTCTTATAGAATTACAGAGATTGAGTCAGATACACGTATGTCGATTCGTCCTGAGTATAAGGGTTCTTCTGGAACAGAGAAGGAATTCAATCCTCAGACTCAAGTCAATACAACCACTGACATCTTTACAATTATTGGTCATGGTTTTGCTGATCGTTTACCAGTTATCTACAACTCCATTGACGGCGAGCCTATTGGTGGAATGATTAACGGTCGTACATACTATGTTGATTTGATTAACAACAACACCTTTAAACTTGTTGCTGACCCAGATTCTGAAATTAACGTAGATTTGTCTACTACAGGAACAACCACAGTCCACTCATTTGTACCTGCTAAGTCAGGTATTGTTATGACAAAGACTGTAGATACCCGAGTTCCTCAAAGCCAGTGGAACATCGACGTTTGCGATGGTTCTGGTCCTACAGGATATAACTTAGATATTTCTCGTATTCAGATGGCTTACATTGACTACTCTTGGTACGGTGCAGGTAAGATTCGCTTCGGTTTCAAGACTACAGACGGTCAAGTACAGTACGTTCACGAGTTTGTCCACAACAACAACTTGTTCGAGTCATACTTCCGTTCAGGTAACTTGCCAGCTCGTTATGAAGTTGTAACTTACGAGAACCCAACTTATATTCCTTACCTCTTCCACTGGGGTACTTCGGTCATCATGGATGGTCGTTTCGATGATGACAACGCGTACCTCTTCACTGGTTCAAGCCAGACTCTGCAGGTAACTGGAACAACCGCTAAGTCATTTGCTTCATCTGGTATCAACCTAACAACTGACTTGTTTACTGTACAGAGTCACGGTTTTGCAACTGGTGATTTGCTACAGTTCCAGTCAATTGCTACTAACGGATTCCCAGGTAATAACCTTTTGAACCCAGCAACTCAGATTGTTGGTTCTAACACAAGAGCTAACCTGACTAACGATGCGTTGTATGGAGTTCTGGTCAATTCACCTAACTTGATTCACTTGACCCCACCTAACGTAACAATTAGCCGTGGAACTTCATATGCAATCAATCCTCAGACAATTACTAGTGCTCAAACTGGTACGACTGTAACTATCGTAACCACACAACCACACAACTTGAGTACTGGTATGTATGTCGGTGTATACGGCTCAACCCGTGTGCCAAATGGTCCGTTCTATGTGACAGTTACTAACTCAACTACATTCACATATCAGGCAACCAACGTTTCAACACCTGTGACTGCACTAAATGATCCAGCTATCATCATCTCTGAGGTCATTAACTTCACTACCCAAGGAAACACCCAGTACACTTACTTCTTATATCCAAATGGCTCATTGAACAACACATCTGGTCCTAACTACCAGCCATTGTTATCAATTCGCCTCTCTCCTTCAGTATCTGAAGGTTTGACAGGTAAGCTTGGTGACCGAGACGTTATCAACCGAATGCAGCTACGTTTGCAGGAAATTGGTGTGTCTACGACACAGTTGGTTGACTGTAAGGTTCTTCTAAATCCACGTCTAAACAACCTAAACTTCGTGGGTGTAGATACACCTTCCTTGACTCAGATTGTTGAGCACACAGCTCAGGACACAGTGTCTGGTGGAGTTCAGGTTTACAACTTCCGTGCTGCTGGTGGTGCTAGCGGTGCTGAAGACACCACTGTGGTAGATGTTTCAAGCCTGTTTGAGTTGTCAAACTCTATTCTTGGTGGAGACTCAATTTTCCCAGATGGTCCAGACATCTTGACAATTGCAGTATCTAGATTGACTGGTAACGCTACACTAACCTCAGCGAAGATGTCATGGGCAGAAGCTCAGGCGTAGGAGAGACACATGCCAATTCAGCGACTTGGGATTCAGAACCCAACGGGTAATACTGATACTGTTCTTGCTACATTTTCTGAAGCGCACCTTGTTTCAGTAATTATTGCCAATAAAGGTGTAGTAGCAGTACCAGCATGTAAAGTAAGTATTTGGATTGCACCAGCTAATGCTGTAATCGCTCTTAACTTTGCGTACATTGCTTTTAACTTAGATGTACCTGTTGGCTCTTCTTTTGAAACTTTTAGATTTGCTGTCAATCCAGGCGACACACTTTGGGTACGTTCTAGTACATCAAATGCTTCATTTAGCTGTGTAGGTATCGCTCAAGAAGACTCTGCTCTTCCTGAAAACCTCGTACAAACTTTTACTAATAAAGAAATTAGAGGTTTGTATAACACTGTTTATATTGACATTGGAACAACAGCAGAGCGTCGCTCTACTGCTGAAGTTGGTTATGTTCGATTTAATACAGAACTAAATGGTGGTGCAGGTGCTCTAGAGCAGAAGACTACAAACGGCTGGGAAATTGTAGGTACTGGTGTAACTTCTGGACCAACTGGTCCAACTGGAGCCGCTGGCGCTACAGGTCCAACTGGACCTTCAGGTGGCCCAACAGGACCTACAGGTGCAGTTGGCCCTACGGGTGCTACTGGTCCTGTTGGTTTAGGTGGTAATCAAGGACCAACAGGTCCTACTGGTCCACAAGGTGTAGCTGGTCCGCAAGCAACTAGTGTTAATTTATTAGGTGGAGTAGCCAACTTTGCGGCACTACCTTCGACAGGTAACACAGCTGACGATGCTTATGTAACTCTTGACACACGAGATGTTTATGTGTGGACGGGGAGTGCATGGTCAAATGTTGGACCTATTTATGGTGCTACTGGACCTACTGGTTCAACAGGACCTACAGGAGCCCCATCAAATGTAACTGGTCCAACGGGTGCGACAGGTCCAGCAGGTAGTGCAGGACCTACAGGTCCTCAGGGAGACCCATCAATTATTCCAGGACCAACTGGTTCACAAGGTGCAATTGGTCCAACGGGAGCAACTGGACCGACTGGTGCCACTGGCTCAACTGGACCAACTGGTTCACAAGGAATTACTGGACCTGCTGGAACAAATATTGTTATGAAGGGTAGTGTTGCTGATTTCGCTTCTCTACCATCATCAGGAAACACTTTATATGACGCTTATGTAACTTTAGATACAGGCGATACTTACATGTGGACTGGTTCTGCATGGGTCAATCTTGGAGCAATTGCTGGACCAGTGGGTCCTACAGGTGCTACTGGTGCCACAGGTTCTACTGGTGATACTGGTCCAACTGGACCTTCAGGTGGCCCAACAGGACCTACAGGTGCAACTGGACCTGTTGGTCCTCAAGGACCAGGCAGCTCTAGTGTTGCAGTAGTTGAGACAGTAGATTCAACTACATTTGTTGGTCTTTATGAAGATTTAACAGGTATTCAAGGTGGTAAAACTAATCAAGGAATCATCTTCGATGCTTCTACACAAAAACTTATTGTGTCTCAGATTGAGACTCCTACAATCCTTCCTCCTGCTTCAGGAGTTGGAACATTTACTGTAAGTTCTCCAACAACTTTAACTCTTGATGCAGAGAGTGAAGTTATCTCTAACGCACCATTTAAACTTTTAAGTTCTACTGTTGCTGCTCTATCTAGCTTAACTGCTAGTGCTGGTGCAATTATTTACGTAAGTGATGCACCAATTGGATCTCAGTTGTACTACTACAACGGGACTCAATGGGTTGAGATTGAAGGAACTGGTCAAGGACCTACAGGACCTACAGGTGCTACAGGTCCATCTGGTGGTCCAACAGGTCCTACAGGAGCAGTCGGTTCAACTGGACCTACAGGCCCTGCAGTAACAGGTCCTACAGGAGCAGTCGGTTCAACTGGACCAACTGGACCAACTGGTGCTACTGGTGCTACTGGACCTACTGGACCTGCAGGTACTACTAATTTTGGCTCTTTGAATGACATCACCTCTGCTTCAGTAACTGTTGATGAAATTTATGAACCAGCAATTACTATGCTACGAGTTGTTAATCAAGGTACAACTGCCTATAGATTTACAAGTCACTACGGATTATCTAATAACCCAACAATTTATGCTATCTCTGGAACTACTATTGCTTTCAATCTTGCTAATGCTGGTCACCCATTTGCAATCCAAACAGCAGATGGAAACAACTTTAGTGAAGGTTTAATTCACGTAGACACTAATGGTGTTGTTTCTACCGATTCAAATGCTCAAGGTAAGAGCTCAGGAACTCTTTATTGGAGAATCAGACAAAACCTTACTGGTGGATATAGATATCAATGTTTGTCACACCCAGCAATGGGAAACACTATCGTAATTAAAGATATCTCGGCTATTTAATAGGACTGGTACATGAGTGAATACAAAGAGTACACAGTTACTACAGAAAGTCTAGAGCTTACTGATGCTGTGTGGGACGCTCTTCTTACTGAGGGAAGTAATCTAACTACTATTCCTATTAGAGCCGTGGAAGTGGCAAACGATAGGCCAGAAAACCCTTTAAACACTTCATACTGGCTAACAGATAGAGAAGCAGAGTTTTTAAGACAAGACCCTCGCGTTTCCGATGTACAAGACCTAAGCATTTTTAAACCACAAAAGTTAGCTTTTCAAACTGGAACTTTTGATAAAACTACAAATCAAACTGGTCCTAAAGTTAACTGGGGATTGTTGAGACATTCAAAGCTATCTAATGTTTATGGAAGTAGTCTTTTAGACCCAGGTGGAACCTATGACTATGTTTTAGATGGTTCTAATGTTGACGTTGTAATTATAGATAGCGGTATTCAAGCCAACCACCCTGAATTTTTATATTCTGATGGTAGTGGTGCAAGTAGAGTAAACCTTGTAGATTGGTTTGCAGTCAGTGGTGTTTCTGGAAGTATGCCCTCAGGGTTCTATCAAGATTATGATGGTCATGGAACTCACGTTGCTGCTACTGTTGCTGGTCTTAATTTTGGATGGGCAAAAAATGCAAGAATTTATTCTATAAAGCTTGAAGGATTAAGAGCTCCTAGTGATCCTGGAGAAGGGTTTGACGTAGCAACCGCTTTTGATGTGTTAATTGGTTGGCACAATAACAAAACAAATGGAAGACCTACTGTTGTTGTTAATAGCTGGGGGTATGGAGTATTTCATAGAGCAGATTTAGAAGCCTTTTCATTTGGCTTAGATGAATCAGAAACTCTTTACGCTATAAATGGAGGGGTTTACCGAGGTGTTGCTTGGGAAGGTACTGTATTAGACACTGCAAAAGGTCACACTGGTGCTCTTGTTGCTCCATCTACTTATAGATATCCATTTAGAGTTGCTGCTGTTGATGCTGACATTAGAACTGGCGCTGAAGCTGGAATTTTATTTGTCAACGCTGCTGGAAATGAGTTTACAAAAATTGATGTTCAAGGTGGATTTGATTACAACAACTACATCCTCACTGACTTTGGCGCTTTTACATACCACAGAGGTGGCACACCAGGAGCTAGTATTACAGCACGAGAGAGTGTTTTTACTGTAGGTTCTGTTGACCACCAAACAGTCACTGGAACTTCAACAGACAGAAAGTCAAACTTCAGTAATTCTGGTCCAGGAGTGACAGTTTATGCCGCTGGGTCCAGAATTATGAGTGCAATGAGCCAAGTTAATGACGATAACTCTAACTACCCGTACTTTTTAAATGGCTCTTTTAAGCAGCAACTTTTGTCTGGTACCTCCATGGCAGCTCCTCAAATTGCAGGTATAGCGGCTCTTGTATATCAAATGCACCCAGACTGGACCCCAAGACAGGTCATCAACTTCATCAAAGATAAGTCATTTTCTAGTCTTTTTAAGACTGACCTCACAAATGACTATACGAATGTCCATAGCGTGCATGGTGGCGCTAACCTGATAGCCTACGTACCTATGGCTTCACAGAGAAAATTCTCCTTCCAAAGAGCCACGGTATAGGATTTTAAAGGTATAATTATGAGAAAAGCTGACGAAGTAAGGAGCGACAAATGGCAGCAAAACGCTTAGGTCTTGCTACTCCCAATGCAAACATAGCTACTCTGCTTGCTACCAACGACACAGTTGGTGTTGCTTCTGTAATTGTTTCAAACAGAGCTAATATTCAGAGTCTTGTTACTATCTACGTTGAACCAGCCGAAGCCCTAGGTGTGGAGGCAACTCGCTCCTACATTGTTGACAATTTGGCTGTTTCTGTGGGTCAATCCTTTGAGACATTTAGATTTGCTTTAAATGTTGGAGACCAGCTTTGGGTTAAGTCCAGCACATCTCTTGCTAATTTTTCTGCAACTCTTGTTTATGATCAAGCTGGTAGAGCAAATATAACTTATTCTTCAAATCAACCGGGATTCCCTTCTGTAGGAGATATTTGGATTGATTCTGACACTCAAGAAGTTAATTTTTATACAGGTTCAGGATTTAACACTGTAGCAAGTATTGCTCCTTCAGGACCAACAGGTCCCGCTGGTCCATCTGGTCCAACGGGCCCATCAGGACCAACTGGTCCCCAAGGGTCTAGCGTTCGTATTCTTGGAACATACGCAACTCTTAATCTTCTTCAAGCTGATAACCCAATTGGTGCAATTGGTGATGCTTATGTCGTTGCTTCAGAATTTGTTTATGCATGGTCAGACCTTAACCAAGAGTGGGCGCTCGTTGGTCCAATTGGTGTAACTGGCCCTACAGGTTCTACTGGACCTACAGGTCCACAGGGTATTGGTGGAGCAGATGGTGCAACTGGCGCTACTGGACCTGCTGGTGAACCAGGAGGACCAACTGGTGCTGCTGGTCCAACAGGTCCAACTGGTTCACTCGGACCTACTGGTCCAACTGGTCCTGAGGGGCCAACAGGTCCTACTGGTGCTATTGGTGAAACAGGAATAATTTCTAGTGCAGTTCCTCCAGCAGATTTATCAATTATTTGGGTAGATACAACTGTAGATTCAGCAATTCTTACCCACGCTAGCACTCATGCTGCTGGCGGTAGTGATGAGGTGACCCTATCTACAAGTCAAATTTCTGGGTTAAACACGAGACTTGGTGATTTAGATATTCTTTCTAGTGGAGAGGGCAGTATTGATAGAAAAGCTCCTCTTACTGGTGTTGCATATGGAGCATCAGGAAACCTTATTCTAACTTATCGTCGAGCAATCAAAACAGAAACTATTACAAAACTTTCTATGGCTTGCGGTACTGCTGCTGGTGCAACCCCAACACTAGTGAAATATGGAGTCTATTCAGTAAATGACTCTACTGGAGATTTAACTTTGGTAGCGTCTACTGCAAACGACACATCAATTTTTTCAACCGCTAACAGCGCTTTTGAAGTTAACTTAACTTCATCATTTACCAAGACAGCTGGTAATTTGTATGCATATGCAGTTGTACTGGTAAGCACACAAACGCTTCCTACAGTTATTGGTCACGCACATGTTGCATCTGCTGGTGTTAACGCAATTTTGGCCTTACCTCCAAGAATTACAGGTTTAGTTGCGGCTCAAACAGATTTACCAAGCTCTATTTCTGCAGGTTCTGTAACAGCTTCTAACCGTGCACTGTGGACGCACGCCCTACCTTAAGAGTCAATAGGAGAATAAAATGCCAGTCTTAAAAAAATATGATCTTGATGATCAAATTTGGAAACCTATTGCTGTTGGAGCTACAGGTCCTACTGGTCCTACTGGCTTTGTTGGGCCTACTGGCCCAACGGGTGCACAGGGTGTTACTGGGCCTCAGGGGGACTGGTCAACTGCTCAACCTGTTGTGACAAAAAGCGCTTCTTTTATTTTAGAGCTAACTGATGCTGGAAAAATTTTAAAATGTGATAACGGTGCTTCTATGATTGCAACAATACCTGTTGAAGCATCAGTTGCTTTTCAAGACGGTCAAAAAATTGACTTTATTCAATATGGAGCAGGTCAGCTTACCGTCGCTGGGGCAGTCGGCGTGACAGTAAGAGCAACTCCAACCAATAAATTGAGAGCTCGCTACTCTGTAGCTTCTGCCGTAAAAATTGGAACTAACGAGTGGATTCTCGTCGGAGACTTGGCACTAATTTAAAAATGCCAATTAATGTCGGGTCCATTGCTGGTGCAGGTTATTTAAAAAACCCTGCAGAAGCTTTTAATTTAGATTACAGGGTTAATTATATTAAAAACCCGACTTTTGAAGTAGACATCTCTGACTGGACACCTTTTGCTGGAACTACCTTAGAAAGAGATACAAACGAATTTAACACAGGGTCAGCTTGTCTTAAAGTTACAAACACCTCTGGAGGAGGTGTTCAAACACTTGAAAGAATCCCATTTATTGACACTTCAGAAGAGTGGACTGTCAGCGCTTATGTAAAGCTTGATGCTCTAAATGACAATGCGACTTACTATCTTCGTCATCTTCAATACACCACAAGCAATGCTTCAGCTGCTATATCTAGTGGAAATATTGGAATTCAAGCCCTAACTAGTGCTGATGGCTGGGTTAGATTGAGCGGGTCTTTTACTAGAACCTCTGGAGCTAATTTTTTTGCACTAAGAATTGTGACCACTTCAGCATCTAATACAGACGTATTTTTTGTTGACTCTGTTATGGCAGAAAGGTCTTCCACTTTGGGGACCTATTTTGATGGCTCACTAGACGGATTTTGGACTGGAACTCCCCACTCAAGCTATAGCGGTGCTACCCCATACGTGTAATTTAAGGTAAGCTATTTTACGAAAGGACGAAAATGACATATCCCAACTGGTTTGAAAATGATGGTCAAGAGAACTTTAAAAACCATCTACTAGAGTTTTTAAATAAACCTGCTCGAATGTTGCAAATAGGCGCATACACAGGGGATGCTTCTGTGTGGCTTTGGGACAACATATTACGTCACAACCCAGACTCGGTGTTGATTGATGTAGACACGTGGGAGGGTTCTGACGAACCTGTTCATAATCAGATGAACTGGGAGTCTGTAGAAAGTTTTTATGATGTAAAAACTTTAGTAGGGCAGCAGAGCAAAAAAATTATTAAAGTCAAGTCTACAAGTGATTGGTTTTTTAAAAATAATTTAGAGAAGTATGACTTTGTGTATGTTGATGGGGATCATACTTCCTATGGTGTAATAAAAGATGCAATAAGCGCTTACGAGTGTTTAAATGTAAATGGAATAATAGCTTTTGATGATTATCAATGGTCCGCTGGGCTTGGCTATTTAAATGAGCCAAAGTTGGCAATAGATGCCTTTAATGCAGTTTATTCGGACCGACTCGAACTTTTAGTTGACGGATATCAGCGTTGGTATAGGAAGACAAGGTAGGATGCTCACATGAAAGTAGCTATATACACAATCGCATTAAATGAACGACAGTTTGTTGATAAATGGTATGAAGCTTCAAAAGAAGCTGATTACTTGTTAATAGCCGATACAGGCTCCACAGACGGCACCGTTGAGCGTGCAAAAGAGCTTGGAATTAATGTAGTCGATGTTCGAGTATCCCCTTGGCGTTTTGATGATGCTAGAAACGCAGCAATGGCAGCTTTACCAATCGATATTGATATGTGTATCTCCCTTGATATGGATGAAGTAATTACTCCTAACTGGCGTCCATTGCTTGAAGCTGCATGGCAACGTGGAGTAACACGTCCTCGCTATAAGCATATTTGGTCTTGGAATGATGATGGGACTCCAGGTTTGGAGTTTAGCTATGACCACATTCATACTCGTAAAAATTATCGTTGGCGTCACCCAGTGCATGAGTGTTTATATGTATACGGACGCGAGGAAGTACAAGAGTGGATTGAAGGTTTAGAGACTCACCACCACCCAGACCCAACAAAGTCGCGCTCTCAGTATCTACCGTTGTTAGCTCTTTCTGTTCAAGAAGATCCATATAACGACCGCAATGCGTTCTACTATGGTCGAGAACTTTATTTTTATGGTCGCTACCAAGAAGCAGCAGTAGAGCTAAAGCGACATCTTGAACTCCCAACAGCTCGGTGGGCACCAGAGCGTGCTGCATCAATGCGCTTTATTGGTAAGAGTCTTCCTGCAGAAGCAGAGATTTGGTTTCGTAAAGCTATCGATCAAGCTCCAGGACGACGTGAACCTTTTGTTGATTTAGCAGAGTTGTACTATCAACGTAAAGATTGGCAGAAGTGTTATGAAGCTGCTAAAGATGCTATTGCCATTGCTGAGAAACCTTTAGAGTATTTGTGCGAAGCAAAAGCATGGGGAGCAGCCCCGCACGATTTTGCTGCAATTTCTGCTTACTATTTAGGTAAGTTTGAAGAAGCAGTGGAGCATGCAAAGAACGCTTTTAGCATCGAGCCAGATAATGAAAGACTTGCAGAAAATCTTAAATTTTGTCTTAGCGCTGTAAATCCAGAAGAAAAGAGTGTCTAGTGAAATTTGTAGTCTGTGGTGGTGGAACAGCTGGATGGCTTACCGCTTTAACCATTCACTCTAGTAATCCAAAGTTTCATGAAGTAGTGGTTATAGAATCACAAAAAATAGGAATTATTGGAGCTGGAGAGGCTACAAGCGGTTTTCTCTACGATGTATTAGATGGCTCTACTTTATTTGGAAATAATCAAACAATGAACCCAAACAAAGTGGCTTTTGATTTTGCAGAGTTTGCTAAAAAAGTCGATGCTGTACCTAAGTACGCACTTAAACACATCAACTGGGCTAAAGACAAAGGCTCTTATTGGGCACCAATTAACGGCTCAGAAACTTCTAAGCGCTCTCCTGACCATCTATTTAATTATGTTGTAACAGAGTTTGGTCCTGAAAAAGCTTATCTATCTTCTGTATTAGGGCAGTCTTATGATCTAAATAAACTTCCGCCAGCGGGTGGAGGTTATGGGTTTCAGTTTGATGCCCATAAAGTAGCTAAATTTTTACGAGAGTATATAACTACAACCACAAAAACTACTCATATAGATTCAATTATCAAGGATGTTACTGTTACTAGCGATGGTCTAGTTGAAAGCGTAATTATCGAAGATGGTCAAGTCATTGAAGGAGATTTTTTCATTGACGCTACTGGATTTGTTAGATTGTTGGCAAACAAGGTCGGGATTGGGTGGACAGACTACAAAAACCAACTTCTTGTAGATAGAGCTATGCCTTTTATAGTTCCATACAAAGAAGAAGAAAAAGTACAACCTGTAACAGTTGCAGAAGCTCTTTCTTCTGGTTGGATGTGGCGAACTCCTACAGGAGGCCGCCGAGGTTGTGGGTATGTCTACAGCAGTGCGTTTATTTCTGAGGATGAAGCTCAAAAAGAAGCTGAAAAAATTATGGGGCACCCTATTGAGCCAATTAAGCATATTAAATATGAATCAGGCCGAGTGGACCAATTTTGGAAAGGCAATGTTTTGGTAGTTGGCCTTGCAAGCTCTTTTATTGAACCTTTAGAGGCAACCAGTATTCATGCAACTATTATGCAAATTTTTAGTTTCTGTCAAGAGTATCTTTCAGATACAAAAGAAAAAACTTTAAACCCTGCTTCAATACAAAAATACAACGCTAAAACTGAAAAAATGTATGAGTATTATAAAGACTTCACGGTGTTCCACTATCAAGGTGGAAGAGAAGATTCCGAGTTTTGGAAAACTATTAAGTTCGACAAGATTACCTCTCCTGCTGTAGAAAACTACATCGAGAGGTCAAAGAGTAGAATTCCTAGTGCTTTACATTTTATGGATTTTTGGGGTGTAGATTCTCTATGGAAGTGGACCTTAGCTGGTCTTGGGTATGTTTCAAGAGAACAAGCAATGAGTGAGTTGAAACAATTTGATCAATTTGAATTTGCTCAAGCTCAATACAGAGCATTTAGAGAAGACATGAGAAAAATTCATGAAAATAGTAGACCTTTTGAGATGAATCCCAAAGACTTTATTATTTAAGTTGTTGCTTCTTAAGTTTTTTAGCTAAACGTTTCTTTTCTAGCTTTAAAGCTTTTTTCTCTCGAATGCGTGCTCTTTTTTCAGATTTATCAATACGCTCTTGTTTATAAGCTTCAATAGCATTTACGCTAGTTCGACTGCGCCAAGAAAAGCCACACACCGTACATGTGACTATCTTGGCGACAGTCCACCTACCACCACCAGGAATTTCCTGAGAACTTGTTTCCAGCTTTGAAGGACGTGCTGAGCAATAAGGACAGTGCGGGTATCTACGGCGTTTTATCTCTTCACCCTTATAAGAAACAGAAAGTGCTCGACGTATTTCACTTTCGTCTTTGCCGCCCCATGTGCCCCAAATTTGTCGGTGCTCTAAAGCCCACTGCAGACATTGCGCTCTTACGGGACATTCATAGCAAAGATTTTTTGCATCATATTTTTGCTTTGGGTCTTTGGAGAAAAACCAGTCTCTATAATGATTATTTCCTGGCTGAGCACAAAGGGCTTCAGACTGCCATTCTATGTTATTAGCTGGTTTCCACACACATTAGACTATATACTATAAAACCATAAAATAAGTAAGCAACACACTATAAACTATAAAACTATAATTCAACCCAAGTGAACTCAAAAACTTCTTCTACGTACTCACCGTATTCGGTTTCACCATTTGCATCACAGAAGGTGTAATTATTTTCTCCTTCTATAATACCTGCCCAACCAATTTCTACATGTGAATCCACAATTGAATTAAACCCATCTGACAGAGAATCGACTATGCCGTCTCTTTGTAGTGTTGATGCTAGACCCCTGCGAACTAATTCATTTTCAAGATCAACATGCTCTTTAGTATAATAAATGCTATCAGTGTAAAGTTTTTGTTCAATGTAGCCTTCACCGTCCCAGTGAATCCAAAGAGACTCGCCAATTCTTTTATCCTTCATGACTACTCCCTATCTTCCCCATAATAGCCACCAAGCTCGTCTTCTTGGTATTCATCTTCCTCATATGCTCGAGATTCTTCAGACTCGGCAGAGAAGACAATCTTGTGTTCTTTTACATCAAAGATCCCAGCAATTGTGATTTTCCCACAGACGGAGCAGCTTTCAACTGTCCCTGTATTTATCTTTTGAGGTACATCCACACCTGACAAAGCCATTTTAATGTTGCCGTAGTCGTCCATACTGTGTGGCTCCCAGCGGGCGTGCTCTTTTAGCCAGCACTGCTCGCAGACTGGTGTAGGAGTGACTATAGGTCCACCGCTCATACAATAATTTTACGCTGTTTTCTTATAAGGGAATGGCTTACGTTTACTCTTTATATGCTTTCTATCAACAGGGCTTAAACCGCCCCACATACCAAATTCTTCATTTTCTAGCCCCCATAAAGCACATTCAACAAGATGTGCACAACTCTTGCATATCTTTCTTGCACCTTCGTAATTTATTTCTGGTGTTCCAGGCAGATTTGGTTCATCTCTATCTTCAGAAAAAAAGAAGTTTCCTCCTACCTGAGCACAAAGTGGGTCTTCATACTGCCAAGGAGGACGAATCATTTAAAACTTATCCCTTCTTCTTCTTGTCTTCTCGAAGTCCTACTTCATAACCACATCCAGCATAACCAGCAATATCAATCCATGTGTCTGGTTGGAACTCACCTTTATTTGCATAGCGAGCCATTTTCAAACCAACCATCATCATTGCTACATCTTCGTTTGAAATAGGGATTCCTAGAATTACAGACCAAATTTTTGCTGTTCGGTCAAAATTATCTTCAGGGTCCCCATAATTAGTGTTTCTATCAGTAGAGATAATACGAGCTGCTTCTCTAAGAGCTTCTATGCGTGGGGGAGTTACTTCATTTTCCGACATCTTTTACCTTCGCAATCACTTGTGCAGAGTATTCGTATACAGACGTAATGTCTTCTTTTTGTGTGACTATTAGTTCGTAATTGACTTGTTGAAAATTTTCTGGGGTGTCTTCTTCGTCAAAAAAATCATCTCCCTCGTCATTAGTCCCTAAAAATTTTGCAATAGCTATGTCAGCTTTTTCACGAAGCTCTTCATAACTATCACCTTGAACTGTTAGATTCAAGGTAATACTTTTCATGTCAAGACCAGCTTCTCTAATTTAGCTGGTGGGTAGTGAGCCCCGTCAAGAATAGGTTCTTTACCATCATTACTTTTAATAATGACGTCTCCGTACCTAACACCCACAACAACGCCTCGACGTCCGTTGTGAATCGGCCCAAGTTCTCCATCAAAAGCATCAGCTTTGACTCGTACTTGTTCGGCTACTTTAATGAAACCTGCTTGTACTGGAATCCAAGTTTCATTTTTATTTTCTTTAACAACAATGTGACCTTTTGCTAGTGAAGCAAACATATCAATTGCTTTATTTTTAAATTCAGGAGTAAGGTCTAAAGACTCAATCAGTTCAATTAATTTCATTGTGGCATCGCCAACTGGCTTTCTTACCTTAGCTGCCTGTAATTGGGACTTAACCCAATCCATGTCTAAGTTTGACATTTGACCTCCTTTCTTAAAGTGTATTAGTTTTTAGTTGTTTAGTAAAGGTTTAAGCTAACTGTTTTAGTGTTTTAGTTAATTTTTCGTTTATATCATCTTGGCTAGGAAGTTGATCAAGATATGATTGTTTTTGACTAAACGCTAGTTCTGTCCGTTCCACCGTGTCCATAAGCTCTACGCTTGTTGCAAGATGTCTCCACTCTTCTCCCATATACCCCGTGATTTTCCAATCGTGAACTACAGGAACCCCCTGAGATAGAGATTGAGCAAGTGCAGGAGACCACCAAGATTCATTATTTCTATAGGTAGGTACAATCGTTCCGACTGCTCCACGGATATGAGTGAGAGTCTCTGATTCAACTTCCCAAACGTCTTGTTTGATTGGGACAACCTTTTTTGTCAGCATTTGAGCGTAGCTTTTTCCAGAAGAATTAAAAGAATCGCACACCCAATACTCGTCACTGAGGTAGTAGTTTTTTGTTTTTTCTGGCTGAAGAAGGATGTACGAATCCACACTTACGCCTACTAGGCTTTCTGCAGAAAGATTAGGAAGATATTTAGTTAGTAGGTCTGCAGTTGACCATGGGTAGGATGGGTAAAAAGTTGTGGGCCACGGTTCATTACTCAGATATTCAACAAAACTTTTAATCTCGGCTTTAAGCTCTGGATTGTCTACAACATCAGAATAACTTTTTCTTCTGTCATAAAAACTTTTAAAAGTTGACGCCTCGGTGGTCCAAGCATTTAGAGACGGAGGAATTTTAAAACTCTCTGGGGCATCAATTAAAAGAGATAGGTTTCCTATTTCTTTACACTTATTTGCTGTTATAAAAGCAGGATAAATTTTGTTAGCAGAGATGCTGGTTGTTGGGGCAATACCAACTATTACCAAATCAAACTTTTCTAGATAAGACTTTTCCCAGTTAATTTGAGGGGAGGCAAAAGTAACGTCAACGCCAGCATTTTTAAAATTTTGACCTAATAAGTTACTAAAAGTAGGAGTTCTCTCTGCATGCTTTTTAGACGCTTGCTGTGCAGTACATCCAGTAATTAAAACTTTCATAATGTCCTTTTTCATTTATGTGAAGAGCCACCCAACGCTAAACGTTGGGCGGCTCTAACACAGATGTCACCTTAAAACGGTGCTGCTGGTGCCGCCGCAGGTGCAGCAGCTGGTGCTGGTGCTGGTGCAGGGGCTGGTGCAGGGGCTGGTGCCGCTGCAGCTGGTGCTGGTGGTACTGCAGCTCCTGCAGTTGCTCCACCCGCCGCTGGGTAGTAGTTCTTAATTTCGTTCTTCTTGTTACCCTGATAAGTCTTCTGACCAACCTGAGCACGGAAGCGTCGACCCTGAAGTGCTGCTTCAATTTGTGCATTTGATGGTGCACGGTCGAAAAAGTCTTTTGTAAGACCTAGTGCGCCCATCTTACGGAAAAAGATTCCGAGAGCTGTTGGGTTTTCAGGCGAAATTGTTAGGTTGTCCCAAACAAGACGCTTTGCGAAAGCACCAGATTCAACCTGTGCCTTGAGTGAAAACATTGTCTTACCAGACTGCGTTACCTTTGCAACAGCTTCTACAACATTCAAGTCGTAGTCGCCATCTGGTAGTGGCTCATAAGATGCAGATTCACCTGCATTTTTAATGAGGTCTGCCCAATTGAGAGTACTCATGCGTTTGCTTCTTTCTTAGTAGTGGTGGTTTGTTGTGCTTGTGGTACTTGTTTTGGTCCGAAGATAGTGTCGAGCATGACATCAATAGATAGCTTGTCTTGTTCGACAATCGAGCCCAATCGGCCTTGAACTCGTTCTCCTGCTTCATACTCATTTGTGCGTTCGACGTACATACGACGAACCTTGTAAGGAGGTGAAAGCGGGTCAGGGTTGGGGAAAGACTCGATAGTCAAAGCACCAAGAATGTCGTAGAAATATGGCGCTTGAATAGCAAGCTGACCTTGTAGGTAAGGTCTGTGCTTTCCATCCTGAGTAACACGAGACATTGCTGTAAGAACAACAGCCTCGAGTGGGTTAGTTGGGTGCATCGTTAGGTCGCGGAGGTCGCGGAGAAGGCCACCCATGTGGCGAAGTAGTTCGCCCCACTGTTGCATCTTCATCTGCTCGTTTCCAGCGATGCTGTCCATGCACTTAACTTGTAACTCTGATATAGAGTCAATAATCAATGATTTAAATTGGTGCTTACCAAGTTGCAACCATTGATATGTTTTAATCACCGTGTCGTAATCACGTACTGTGACTACGCAGGTATCCCAAGTTCCATCTGCTACAGGTGGTTCCTCTCGCAGTGGGTCCCAGTACTTAACGACGATAGGCAAGAATCTATGACCGCCTTCAACGTCAAGCATGAGTCGTGGGTATGGTGCGGTTACGGCGAAAGTTGATTTACCAACTTTTGATTCTCCGTAAACCATTACGGTCAGGGACCGTTGGATTTCACTCATGCGTCACTCGTTTCCTTTAGTTTCTTCTTGACCATAGTAAGCATATGGATCTGCTACTACGAAGTTATCACTGATTGCTTGTTCTGCGGCACTGCCATCATCAACAAGTGTGCAAACAGTGAAGAATGGGCACTTCCATTTGCAGTCACGCGAAGGGCGTGGATACGCATGGAAAGCTGGGTTCTCACCTTCATCCAATGCTGTTCTAACACGCATCATGTCGGCAATAGTGCCGTGCAGACGGTCCCAGAAGGAGCGTAGGGTGAAGATGTTGTGCCGTACTTCGATTTGGTCGTAGAACGGCGGACGTGCCGCTGCAGAACGTCGTACCTTCTTCAACATTGTGAAGATGCCTCCGTCTGAGCGTTCTGACTCATCCTTCTTGGTGGATTCCAAGAGCATGTATGTCAAAATCTGTTCATTCATTGGTGCAAGGTTTGCAAATTCGCTCAATGAACCGCCAACTGTTTTAAAGTCACGGAACATACGAACACCATCACCCTTGCGACGCACACGCATATCAAGCTTTCCAGTGAGTTCAACTTCTCCATTGAAAAGCGGTGCGGTAATAACTTCTTCTGTAGAAATCATTTCAAGTTCGGCATCAATGCCATTTTCTTCTACCCATTGCAAGTAGCCTTCAAGCATGATGTGTCCAAGTTCTCCCTCTTTTTCCAACTCGGAGACGTCTTTGAACTCTGCAAGAAGTACTTGCTTTTCTGCGTTTAAAAGTTTTGAGTGTGATTCTAGAAGCGGTGTTCCGTTTGCGTAGTAGTCATCTAGCGCAGCGTGAATTCTTGTACCAAGTACGAGTGCACCAGTAGAGTCTCTATACTTTGGTTGCAATCTTCTATAGTAAGTAAGCCACCACTTGCGACGGCAATCTTTAAATGTTTGAATCTCGCTGTTGGAGATTCTGACTACTTCGCTCATAGTAACCCTGCCTTATCGTCTTTAAGTAGTTTTAGTAGTTGTGTTTGGTCTTGAACGATGTCTTCAAAGTTCTGAGCTTTTTTCTCGAGAACATCGATAACACGTTCTTCTATAGTTCCTTCAGTCACGTAATCAGTGATGATTACTGAGTCATGAATTTCGGAACCAATTCTGTGAACTCTATCAAGGGCTTGCTTGTGGTCAACTAGCGACCAAGGGCGTTGAAGCATAATCAAACGGCGAGCAGCAGTAAGAGTTACACCAACACCACCCGCCTGAGCAGTAAATAGAATCCATTTAGTTTTTCCAGATTGGAAATCATCGATGGCTTTCTGACGTTCATCTTCTGTTTGAGCACCTGTAATAAGCCCGTGAGGGATGCTCTTCTTTGTCATCTCGGCACTTACTAAATCAATTAATTGCCGAGACACAGCGCAAACTGCCACTGAATCATCACCAAAGTCTCCGCTTTCAATATCGTCCATGAGTGCATCAACTTTGCAAGAAGGTTCAGTCAGATATACAGCTATTTCTCCTGTTTGCTCATTTGTCTCAAGAACAGCAGAAGAACTTGCAAACTGCAGAAGTCTTAAAGTCTGCGTCAAAATACTTGGAGCAGTGAGAGCAGAACCGTTTTCTAACTCTGCAATCATGGTGTCACGCATTTGCTCATAAGCCTTCTTCTGCTTAGGAGACATTTCAATGTCACGACGTTCGTTGATTACCTCTGGCAACCAAGGGAGCACAACAGACTTCAACATTCGTCGCATAACAGGTTGAACAGCTTTGTCGAATTCTGCTTGCATGTGAGGCTTTACTCCGATAACAAGCATTCCACCAAATGCATTTAACATGGTGTCTACCATTCGCTCAATCCAACGAGTTTTGCTAGGCCAGTCTTTTGGTGACAACCAGTGAAGGATTGCCCATAGGTCGACTACATCTTTTGCAATCGGTGTACCAGTTAAAGCAAACTTAATTTGAGCATCGCCAGTTGCAGCCCATAGAGCTCGAGTCTGCTTTGACTTTGGCTCCTTAGAGCGGTGAATCTCATCTGCAATTACAGCTTTAAAATCAATAGCGTTCAACTCACGCTGATGCACTTCGCAGCGGTTAGCACTAACAGACTCGTCGTGACCTCCACAATCGGAGCAGCGAGTCAAAGCCACAGAGCCATAAGGAGCAAGTCTTGAGTGGCCTCTTAAAGCCTCCCAATTGAGAACATAAACATCGGCTTGAGCATCGAATTGTTTTTTGCGTTGTACTGCTGTTCCTTTGACAACTTGAGTGGTGACTTCAGGCCACCATTTTTCAAACTCTCTCGCCCAGTTCTTTTTTAGGGTGTTAGGGCAAACGATTAGTGCTGGAAAGACCTGCTCACCGTCGTTTTGTAGTTTTTTCAAGGCTCTGATTGCCTGAGCCGTTTTACCTAAACCTGGCTCGTCAGCGAGCAGGGCACGCTTAGCGGTGCTGAGGAACTGTACGCCCGCTCTTTGGTGTGGGAATAGGTCTTCATCCCCTTCCGCCTCTAAAACCTCTCTAAGGGCCATAGAAGGCGAAATACGGGTATTTAATTCATTGGTTGCCCAATCATTAAGGGCTGGACCTATTTGAAGGTCATGGAGGAAGGTGGAGCGCAAAGCAAGGCAACTGGACCAGCTTAAAGGCAGTCTCCATAGCTGGTCTTCTGTAGACCATTTAGAGCCTGGAATAGACTTACAAAGGTCTTTAAATCGCCACTCAGCTTGAATGACTATGTTGGATTTTTCAGCGTCTAAATCCACAAATACTGGCATTTTTACTTCCTGTCACTATGTCAAACATACTATCACGAAAAATTAAAAAACTTTAAAATTCTTGATAGTTATTTTTCTTTGTCTAAGAGTACACGAGGTACCCATCCTTGCTTGGCTAGAGCTAGTAGGGCGTGTCGTATTGCATCATTAGCATGACCTTCCCCACCCACGTGCCAAGTTCCAACCTTTTTTAGAGCATCATTTGGGAACATGTTCTTTGCGTCTACTGGGTTTTGCATCCATATGTTTTCTGGCGAATAACCATCTTCCCTACATAGATGTTTCAAGACTCCTATTTGCTCTAGAGAGTATGGAGCCTGAGAATTTCGAACAGTGGCTGCATTTATAATAAAACGCTCACACACAACTTTGAATGAGGGCGAGTTTTTATATTGGGCCATCACTGCTCTTACGTCAGAAGCAAAGTCTTCAGGCTGAGATTCCATTGAATAAACTTTAACTGGAAAGTCATCAGCCCCTCCGCTCCATGTAATAAGAGCTATACCCGTGGCTTTACCTGGGTCTACTGCCAAAATTGCATAGTTAGAGTTCATTCGTACTTTTGCCCCCAGTTCTCGAGTGGTCCTTCAACATCAGCCGTTAATGGAACAGCCCAACCTTCTCTGGTAGTCATACATTCACGAACAACTTTTTTAATTTCTTCAGCCTCTTCACGAGGGGCTTGAAGAACAATTTCGTCATGTACTGGAACAATTAAGTAGTCAGTCAAATCTGCTTGGTCTAGCTTTAAAAGATTTGACTTAAACACTTCAGCAGCACCACCTTGAATCAAATAATTGACTAGCGTGTATGTACGCTCTTCGTCACAAGGGATTCGACGTCCAGTCCAAGTGTGAACATATCCTTGCCCTTCAGTGCGAAGTCTTTCTTGACCAATGCTGTCGATATGTTTTTGAAAAGCAGCCATACCTGGATAGTTAACGTCGAATGAATCAGACACAGCTCGCATTTGAGGTTCTGGAACACCAGCAGTTAAAGCTTGCTTAGCAACACCTGCACCATAGAGTCGTCCGTAGACAACACCCTTAATGAGGTTACGACGCTTGTCAGACTTTTGCATAGTTGGGTCTTGATAAACCTGACGACCAATCTCAGTAAATGGATCAGAACCAGTTGCATCTGCCATGTTAAATAGATTGATTAGGTTTTCATCCCCTGACAAAGACGAGAACATACGGAACTCGACCTGATCCAAGTCAGATGTAATAATCACATGGTCAGGGTCTTTAGGGATGAAGGCTCGACGCACAGTTGCATCACCTTTAGGCAGAGTCTGCAATGCTGGGTCTGTAATTGACATACGAGAAGTTCTAGCAGCTACTGTTTTGATAGATGGGTGAAGAACTCCATCTATGTTCATATTGATAAAGTTTAAAAAGTAAGTGCTTGCTAGTTTTTCTGCTTTTCTAACTTGAAGAACTATGTCTGCTAACTCTTTAACTTCTTGGTTGCCTTCAATAGCAAGTTTTTCTAGTTGGTCTCTTGCAGCAGACTTTTGACCAGAAGCGGTGAACTCTGTAATTTCTCCACCAAGTTCTTCCAACATTCTGACAAGCTGTTGATTACTTGTTATCGAGCCACCATAACGATTGAATGCCCAAAGTTTTGTCTTCTCTGTGTAGTCAAGAAGTTCTTCATACTTTTTCTTTGAGTAATCGACATCAACGCGAGCGCCGTTAATTTCCATACGAGTAACGACTTTTCGTGCGCCCATCTCTAATTCGTAAGCTCGATTGTATGGACCATTAGGGCCACACTTTTCCCAGTACATCTCCCACAAACGCATTGTTAGTACTGTATCGAGAGCACCGTAAGACCAGAATGGTTCAAAAGAAATTGGAACAGTTCCCCAAGTCCAACCATTAGCAGAAAGTTCTTCATCAAGTTTTGATTGAAGATGCGCAGCGTATGGGTCTATATGTTGAGCAGAAAGTTCTTTTAGACCACCGACACCAAGAGGGTCAACAATGTGAGCCATAATCATTGTGTCATGTGCACGGTCCCATGGAATACGCCAGCGAGATTTAATTTCAAACCAGCGAGCTTCAAACGCAACGTTGTGACAAACAATAGGACCGTCAAAACGATTCATTGCTTCATAGAAAACGCCATTCCACTCTTCCCATGGAATAGACCAGCCAGTCATTCCGTCACCAACTTGGACAAGACGTAAATCACCATGCCAAGGAGACAATGCATCTTTACGTTGACCACCTGGACGTTCTCCAGTTTCAGTGTCAATCGCTATAGCATTGTATGGACGTCGTTCACCCAACCAATGAAGAAAAGCTTGCGCTTTTTCTACAGAGTCAACTAGATGTAGCTGAACTCCTGTTAAATCTCGTCTCTCAGTCACTTACAATCTTTCTTCTAAGGAATCATCTCTATTCTATAGATTGATTCTATCTTTTCATCATACTTTGCTGCTTGTTCCAAAAGCCGCTGGGCTACGTGAGTTAGATATCTTGCCCCACCAGCATCATATTTGTAAAGAGCATCTAGCACAGGTTCTGGGTCTTCAGAAACTTGAGCCCATGTTCGGTCTTTTTCAGGGAAAATGATAGGAAGGTTTTTACTTGGATAGCACTCCTCGCATGGCAAGGAGTCTGGTTTTAGCTCATCTGAAGGAGCTTCAACTAGCCCGTATCTCTTTACAAGAGGACAAGCTGCTCCATGAAAAACTAAAGAAACTCCAACTCTCGAAAGAATGTAAGAACCATTTTCAGTCTTGTAAAGCTTAAACTCAATCCATCGCGTGGAGCCGCGACGCCATGAAGATGAATCGCCTAGAAGACGACCACTAAATTGGAGGGTACGAGAACCGTCCTTTACTTCATACATTATGGCTGTGTCCCCCCTCCAGAGTTTTGTTGCTCTTGTAGAGATGTCAACAGATCAGATGTTTCTTGAGCTTGTTCTGTATGTAAATCTTCATCATGTGTATGCTCAATAGTAAGCTCTTCTATTGGTACTACAATATCCGTAGCTCCTGCAGGGTTGTCTTTAAAATAGATATAAGACCACCACAAAATGCATTCTTCTTTGGCCCATTCAATTTCTGCCCATCCGCGCATAGGCCAAGGCTCAAAACCAGGATTTTCATTTAATTGAATAAGCTCTATATTTTTTGAAACATCAGTTATATACTGAACAACATTATCCATGTGGTTGTATATTAATTCTGCAGAAAGTTCATCTCTTTCTTGAGTGTTATTTATGTTGATAGCTGTATGAACTTCTTCAGAAGAAGATGCAGTAAATTTTTTACAGATATACGGACGGTCTTCACCGTTATATTGTGCAAGATATTCTATCATATTACTTCCTTCAGTCTCTGAATCTCTTCCTTGAGAGAGTCTATCTCAGATTGTTGAGTTTTTAGTAGTTCAATAACGAGTGTTGAAAGAAGTCCGTAGTCAATACCGTCTGGCTCGCCATTCTTATCGTATGAAAGGATTTGTTCAACACCTAAATCCTGAACTTCTTCAGCAATATAACCATACATCCATTCACGATTATATCTATTTTGTACCCCTCTAACAGAATTCTTGTATTTATATTTTTTAATTTTAAGATTTAAAATATTTTTTGGTTCTTGAACTACAAAATCTGATATATCTTGCTTTACTTTTAATGTAGATGGGACTACTCCTCCAATACTGACACCACCTTGAGGGGTAACACCATGAATGTGCGAACCATTTGAACCAACGTGACCGTGTGCACCACCAGTAATTGCCATGCTATTCATAAATAAAGTTGCGGTGTGCGTGTGAGCTGGTACAGACCCGCCAGTGTGTTGGTGGTTTCCAACAGCAACTTGATTGGAACCAGTGCCAACTGGAAGACGGGCAAAAGCAAGAGTACCACTATCAATTTTTGACGCACTAACTTGCGGAATGCGAGCATCAGCAAAAATACCTGAAGTAATTTTTCCAGCATCTAGGTTGGGAATTCTTGTAACATTTAATGTTCCTGAAGTAATTTTTCCAGCGTCTAAACCTGGAATTCGTCCAGCAGCAAATTCTCCTGAGGTAATAATAGATGCACCAAGTGATGGAATATTACCTGTTGATAAAACTCCAGATACTTGAGATGCTGCAACATTTCCTGTGATTTTATCTCCAGCAATAGTTGCATTAGTTAGAGCTCCTCTAATTTTTGAGGCAGAAATTCCACTGGTACCGTCAATTAGACCATCAGTTATAGAACCGCTAATAACATTTTCTGTGCCAACTGCATTGGCGGCTAACTCGCTGTTTCCTACAGCATCTAAAGCAATCTCTGAAGAACCAACAGCATCAACATTAATTTCGGATGTTCCTACAGCGTCTGCTGTAATTTCTGCAGAACCTACGGCGTCTGAAGAGATTTCGCTGTTTCCTACAGAATCTGTTTGAAGATTCTCTGCTCCAGCTGCATCTACACCTAACTCAGAAAAACCTACAGAATCTTGAGCTATTTCTGAAGAAGTCACTGCATCCGAGGCAATTTCATCGTTTCCTACTGCATCTGTGAGAATGTTTTCTCGATAGACGGCATCTACAGAAAGCTCATTGGTTGTAACAGCATTTTCCACAATTTCTGCAGAACCAACTGCGTCTGTTTGTATTTCTGCAGCACTTACTGAATCTATAGCAAGCTGAGCCTCACTAATTGCAGAATCAGCAACCAACTCTCTAGTGATTGCCTGTGCTAGAATTTTATCTGTGCTGATAATTCTAGGGGCAAGATTGTTTTCATCGACAGCAAAGTTACCTAATCTAGAAGGAGATGGCCTAGCCTCTAGATATTTAATTCTGCGTTGAACATCGGAAATAGAACCTGTAATTGTTCTATTTCTACTTCTTCTTCTACTCGCCAATTGTCTTTATCTTCCTCTTTTTGTCGACTTTCCAATCAGGAATAAGAACTAAATCTACCGTCTCTGGGAATGTAGGAGTATCTGGGACAGACACTTTATAAGACTCAATTTTTCTAATTAAAATGTCATCTCTGGGTTCTTGGTCGTTGCCAAGTCTTTGACGTACGAATTCATCATCAATAATTATTGAACACCAATCACCTGGATTGTAAGAGCCAATTAATGGCGATAGAGAACCATTGACCTGAATGTTGTAAGTGCCTATTGGAGGTAAGGCTTCATAGAGATAATCCTGAGCATATTCATAGAGTGAGTCTTCATCTTCAATTTCATCTACCTGTTCTACCTGATCTAGAAGAGGCCAGCTCCTACCTTCTGTATTAGAAAGATACCCGCGGACAGCAGCACCTGCGTAAGGCTGGCTAGCATCGTCATTCATATCTTCTATACGACCGACTGCAAAGAAACGTGTAGCCGAGTCCTCTGCAGATTCTTCTACAGTAAATGTAAGAACGTTTCCTGGGTATTCAAACACTATTTGATCAGCACCTACCTCTTCTGCAGTGTAGTAATCTCCATTTGCTGGTTCAAACTCTAAGTCAGCAGAAAACACTTCAAACTTTCTTGTAAAGCTTGCAGTATCGTAGTCATAGTCGCAATCAATTCGATACTCAAATGGACCATTTATAGAGTTGGAGTATTCTTCTAAAATTTCTCCAACTGTTTTATTTTGATACCCTCGAAAAGTAAGAGTGTCTCTATAATAACCACTTTTGATAGAGCTATCAAGAGCTATACCAATATCTGAGTTTGAAAGATAGCTTCCATAATCTCCGTAACTTACTTTGCTACCTAGTGTTACAGTTCCACCAGCCACTGCTTTAAAATCAGCAAGCACCGAGCCAGTAACGTATCTAATTTTATTTGCTGCTGGAACAGCACTAATTATTTGCCGTCCATCATATGTTGTGTCAAGTACACCAGTAAAAAATGAATCTACACCTTTAACAACAGCAGAAGACCCAACCAATGAGTTATGAGTTCTATCAAGAGTTAGCTCTGCAGTTCCTCCACCATTAGGCCCAAAGATGTTGCCCATGGATCTTGAAATTACGTTGTATGTTTGAAGACCACTTACAGGGCTTGGGGGCACATCTGGACCGTTCAAGTCGTATCTAAAAGTTGTTGATGTAGGAACTTCAGTTACAAAATGAGTACCATCCAAGTCTGAGCCAACTTCATAAACAGATACTTCTTGACCAACAATAATATCGTGTTCTTTTTCTGTAGTAATTGTTACTACGTTAGCTGAACGCTCTTTTTTAACGATTGGAACGTCAAAATCTTTAGCTGGTCTAATTGCCTCATTTGCAAAATTAACCCCACCCAAATCTGTATTAATTCTGTAAACTAAATCTCTAGCTACATCAAAAGTATCTGCAAGTAATCTACATGCACCAGAATCGCTTGTACCAGAGGTGTTTGCAGAAGTGCTTAAATACTGAAATTGATTTGCAGCAGTTATGTTTGTAATTTGATGAGTACCATTTACAGCAGGGTTTACTGTAGTAATTTTTATAAACTGGTCTTCAGAAAAACCGTGGGGTTCTTTAGTAGTTATTGTTGCAACTCCGCCAGAGACAGAATATGCAGCAATTCCAATGTACTCGGAGCCATAAACAATAGTTTGCCAAATATTTCTATGATAGAGATAGCTGACGAACTCAGCGCCGTCGACTGAAAGCTCCTGACTTCTTACGTCATATCGACGTGACCAAATAATCCCGCCCCATACGCAAACCCCGTTACGCATAATGTAAATACCTGTTCTACCTGGCATAGTTGCTTCATAAAGGTCAAGGGCTTTTGTGGTTTCAATAAATGGAATAGTTCCAGAAAAAGCACCAGCTTTTCTATTAACTCTTTCATAGGAAACATTTTTAAAAGGAACTTCAGAAATAACAGTATTTGTCAGCAAATCTGTTAGATAGTATCGGTATTCGACATTAGTCTGTAGTGTCATTTATAGGAGTCCTTTTATCCCAGCCAGCCAGATCTATAGTAGACGCGAAGGCTAGCATCTCCATTCACATCACCCGAGTCGGTAAACTCTATTTCATTATTTCCTGGTGCAAGCTCAATGAAATCAGCTAAAACATCAATTCTTCCTCTAGCACCGTCAACTTGACCGTTAAAGGCAACTTCTCTGTTTTTTGTATCAATTTCTAATACGTCGGCACTAAGAGTAGCTGTTGCATTGGCAATACCTGGAGTAAAGATAACGTCATTCTTTTTAATAGCTTTTCCACTTGCCAGAGTTTTTGCAATAGTGTCAGAAACGCTTGCTGTTCCATTTGCCCCAGAAAATGGGAGGCTTCCAGAAACTGTTGCAATACCACTTGGCGTGACAGGAACAGCTGTAGCAATTCCAAGAAGCTCTATAAACACAGTTGTAACTTCGGTATTTGGGACATCTGTTCCAGAGATAACTAGAGTAAAGGAATTTGCAGTCAGAACAGAAGCAACTGACCTAACGCCAGCACCAAAAGGTGTTGTCCCAGAGAAAGTAAGTTCAGCTCCAGTGTATAGGCCATGAGCGTTTACTGTAGTCACTGTGACAATGTTTCCAGTTCGTGAGTAGGACTTCACCTTTCGTGAAGAAGGCTCGACGAAGCCAGCTGTTACAGAGGTAGGGATTAGATTTGCAACACTCTTTGAGTAAGCAAATGTTGTTGTACTAGGAACTGCTGTAATTGTAAATGTTCCGTCATAGCTTGGGTCCACCCCAGAAACTACAACTTTTTCACCGACAACATAGTTGTGAGGTGTGCCAGTAGTTAGAATGACAGTGTTTGACGATGCTGACCTAATAGAAATAGCTCTTTCATTTGAAGAAGATTTCTTAAATTTAAAGCTAGTAGGTGTTGGAATTTCTGTAATTGTGTATGTGCCATTGAAGTAAGCATCAACGTTTGTAATAGAAACTAGTTCCCCAACAATAAATCCGTGAGCAGCGCTAGTTTCTAGGGTTGCTATGTTGAGAAGCAGCTGTTTACTTACAATTTCTTTAGCATTGGTACGAGTTGCAGCATAGCTAAATGTATTAGAAGTTGTTGCAGTAATTGTGTACGAACCGTCAAAAGGAATACCTGTGTTTGTAACAGTTACAGTGTCTCCAATAATAAATTGGTGCTCGTCTGCTGTAGTTAAAGTTGCAATATTAGAGACAACTACTTTTCCTGTTACTGATTTTGGGGGAACGCGAGTTCTTGCGTAAGTAAAAGTGTTGTCATTTGGAACACCAGTAATTTTATATGTTCCATCAAAAAGACTATCTACCCCAGCAATAGTTATAGAGTCATTAACTCCAAAACCATGTGCGTTCGCTGTTTCTAATCTAGCAACACTGTTCTGTAAAGCCTTCGTGACGACATCTGTGATAACTGCAGACTCTGTTTCAAAAGTGAAAGTGGTGTCTGTTGGAGTAGAAGTAATTAATTGCTGACCATCAAATGGGAATCCCACGTTTGAAATGTAAATCTCATCTCCAGCTTTAAAGTCATGCTTTGCTGTGGTTGTAAGAGTTGCCACATCAACAAGTCTTGTTGTATCAAAAACAAGCTGCTTGTTTACAATAGCTCGAACAATACTTCCCTTCAACGACTGAGTAACTAAGATGAGCTTGTCTGTAGTTCTGTTGTAGATAGAAGCAGGAGATATCAAGGGTCCTGTAATTTCTAATATACATGGGACTGGATAGTTTCCAATGTTTTGAACAGAACCAATTCCGCTATATCCCATTTCATTATTCTTTACAGGAATTTCACCAACGTTATATCCGTCAGGGCTTGCATCGTTCCAAGAGTACTTAATTGGGTCAGCAGCACGAAGACCAATTTCAAACTCTGTTCTTCCACGAGAGTTACGTGTCTCAATACGAACGTCACCGCTTAGACGAACCCAAGAAGCACGGATAGGGTCATTACCAGTCTTTAACCATGTTCCTTTATAAACTAAATCGCAAGCGGCAACTAACCTATCTCGAGCTGGTTCAACCTGAGAAGGATTCTGAGTCAGATATACACCTTTTAAAACTAGTTCTCGAGCGTTATAACGTCCTTGAACATCATAAGAACCGTCACCAAAACCTCGAGCAATATTAGGCATTTCTGCAGAAGGCATTGACCACCAGCCTTCAATATCAGTGACTACCCAAACAACGCCATCATCATCAATTGAGTTAAAAATAAAGTCACCAAGAATAATGTTGGCTTGAAGCTTTAATTTTTCAATGTAGTCAGGTTGTAATGGAGTAAGTCCACGATCTACATAAAAATTTTCTTGCCCTTGTGTGTAAGCAGACATTTTATGCAGCTCCCCTTCTCATTTGATAAGCAAGCTGACGTGAGACAAGATTTGCAAGTTCACGTTCATCCATACCAGCGGATGGGTAAACATTTACAGTTACTCCCTTACCAACCCCTCCACTTAAGAAGGAAATCATTGCCTTATCACGTTTTGACAATCCATCTGGGTCAAGAGGTTCAACACGCTCTGGGCGACCTGCTTCAGCAAGCTGTGCAAGAACACCGCCTTGTGTCGCAGGAATAATTCCACCTTGAGCAAGTTGAGGAATTCTGATGTCTACCTTAGGAACTTGGAAACTTCCAACTTTAAATCCACCAAGGGTGAAACCCTTTCCAGCAATGTTGCTGTTCCACCAAGACTTTGCTGAAGTCCATGCAGCTTCTAGTCCACTCTTTAAGAATCCAAAAATGTTTCCTGCACTATCAGTAAATTTCTTTGGAAGACCTCTTAAGAATGCTGGTATGTCTTTTGTAAAGAAATCAGTTACAGCAGTCCATGCTGTTTTCACTCCACCACTCATGAAGTCCCAAAGCTTGCCAGCTCCGTCGATGAATCTCTTAGGAATTCCAGTAATAAATGGGAGTATAGTTTTTGCAAAGAAATCACTAATTCCAGTAAATGCCTTACCAAGAAGATCAATAATCCATCCCCAGAATCCAGCTACAAGAGTTATATATCTCTTAGGAATTCCTAATAAGAATGGAACAAGAGTGTTTGCAAACCAGTTACCAATATTGGTAAAGAGTGTTCCAAGAAGGTCAAAAATCCAACCCCAGAATCCAGCTACAAGTTTGATGTATCGTCCTGGCAGGGAAACTAGGAATGGAACTAAAGTATCCATAAACCAACTGCCAATTTTTGTAAATAAATTACCTAATAAATCAAAAATCCAAAGCCAAAAACCAGCTACAAGTTTGATGTATCGTCCTGGAAGACTGATTAAGAATGGAACCAAAGTCTCTGTAAACCATGCAGAAATTTTTGTAAATAATTCACTAAACCACGTTCCTAATTTTGAGCCAAACTCTTGGAAGAATCTAAGAACCTTTGGACCAAAGTCTTTAAAGAATGCAACAATCTTGTCCCAGTTTGAGATAATAAGAGGAACAATAAGTAAAAGTAGTCCAATAGGACCTCCAAGTAAGCGTAGAGCGCCTCCAGCCAAACGAGCAGCACCTGCTACACCTCGAAGAGCTCCTGCCTTAATTCGAGCAGCAACTGTTGATTTTTGCATGCCAGTTCTAGCACCAGCAGAAGCTGTTCCAACAGTAGTTAAGCTAGTTGCTGCTTGCTTTCCAGAGATATAAATTCCCTGCATAGCAGCTTTCTTTTGCTTATCAATAACCATCTGCTTTTGAAGCTCGGTACGTGTTAGTCCAGAGCCTTGTCTAAGTTTTCCAAATGGGTCTTTGATAAAGTTCTTTAGATTAGTAAAGGATTTTTGAACATTAAGAATTGCTCCAATAAATCCTTTAAATACAAACCTTGCTGCCCCACCTACTAAAGCAAAAGCTCGATAAACAGCAAAAATACCACCAACAAAAGCAAGAACCTTCTGAGCAATATCACTGCCAAATATTTTTGTAATAACTTCAAAGATTGAACTTAAAGTTTTAAAGAATGTTGTAATAGCTCCACTTTCAGTGAATACTTTTACTAACTTAGCAAAGTTAACTACAACATCTCCAAGTGCTGGTAAAGCTCCACTTAGCTCTTCTCCAACTGAACCAAAAATATCTACAGCTTCGTTTAGTTTGTCAACAAAAACACCAAACTGTGGAGTAGCACCAATTTTTGCTGCTTCTCCAATAATGTTTCCAATAAGGTCAAGAAGCTTTGTAAAGTTAGTTGTTAGACCATTTAAGAAAGTAGTTAGCTTCTCATTATCAGCACCACCCTGAGTGAAGTCCTTCCACTTTTGGAATGTGGTATCTAGATACTTGACAAAGATATCTGCAGCACCGCCAGGAGCAATAACGTTGTCAATGATGTCGCCTAAAGAGCCAAAGCCCTTCTTAAAAGCTGCCCCAAGACCACTCGAGATGCGATTAATGTTCTCAAAGAATTCAGTAAGCTCACCTGTGGCTTGCTTGGCCTTCATGGTCTTGTCGAAAGTTTCTCCAAGACGTTGAATCCATAAACCAAACTTATCAATAAGTGGCTCAGCAGCAGCTACTAGTGCAAGAAGACCTCCATAGAATCCGTTTGCACCCTTACCAACTCTTCTTAGAAGAGTGTCGTTATTCTTCCAAACAGTTTCAAGATTCTTAAGATTTGTGCCCTCAGTAATTGTGTTTGAAAAGTCAATAGCAATATCGCCAAGCACTCCTCCAGTTCCCTGAAGTAGAGGAATTAGTTTTGGAAATAGGTTATCTACAAGATTTTGTATCGCTGTCTCAAGTTTTGGAAATAGTTCTTTTCCAGCGGCGGCTCTTAGCTTTTTAAACTCGCCTTGAATACTTAATAAGTACTTAACAAACCTCTGAGCTTCTGGTGACAAATCAGAGAGAGCGTCATTAAAAGCGTCAACTCCAGGACCCTTTTCAGCATCTGCTAAATCCTTACGAGCGTCAGAAACATCCCGCACAGCAGATGCAATTTGACGATTAATGTCACGTATGGCTTTGCTCTTGGCTGGATCATTGGTTGCTTCATTTTTTGCATTTTCTGCAGCTTTTTCTGCATCTGCTACAGCTTTTATAGATTTTGCATAATCAATAGCAGAATCTGCTGCTGCTTCTCTAGCATTTCTTTGAGCAATAACAGCATCTTTTACTTCTTGTGAACCTTCAACGCCCGCTGCAGTAGCAGCCTTTTCTTCCTTCTTTAGGTCCTTGTTTCTATCGATAGCCTTACGAAGGTTGAGGTCTGCCTCAGCAAAAGCAAGCTCTGCTTCTTGACGAGCACGAGAGTTTGGTGGAAGGTCTTGAACACGCTGCAATGCATCACGAGCTTTAATAAACTCAAGGCGTGCCTTCTTTTCAGAAATTGCAGCACCCTCAGTTTCAAAGCGAAGTTGCTGCAGTTTCTCTTTTGCATCTTCTCTAGCTTTGTTGAGCTGCTCTGTTGCTTTATTACTTGCTTCAAGTGAATCTCTATAGGCTCTTTCAGAACGCGAAGCAGAAATCTTTGCGTTAGCAAGGTCTTCCTCTGCCTCAACTTGCCGCTGTGTTAGTCGAGCAAGGAGTTCTGGTTTTGCCTCATCTTGAAGACGCTTTAACTTTAATTGAGCATCAGCTAAACGACGTTTTGCTGCTGCAATTGCTTTATCATTAGAAGCAGAAGCTTTTTGAGTCTTTAAACCAGCAGACAATGCTTTAGAGACACCAGCAAAAGCTAATTTAGCTGTTAGAGCTGCTTGACCTAAGGCTCCTAAAGTAGAAGCAACTGCTACTAAACCACCTGCTGCAACTGCAGAAGCAGTCGCTCCAAGAGTTAGAAGTCCTCCACCAAGGGCACCAACAGCACCAACAAGTCCAGTAATAGCTGGACCTAAGAAATAACCTGTAGTGATAAGTCTTTGTAGACCTAAACGAGCATCTTCTGCTTCTCGTCTAAATTTTGCACTAAAAAGACCGCCTCTATCTCGGTCACCGCTGGCTAATCCTCTTGAAAAAGAGTCAGAAATATTACGACCAGCGTCCTCACCAATTCCATCAAGACCCTCAAAAGCTCTTTGGATATCAGGACGAACGCGGTTGGTAATAGCACGGACAATGACGTGTGCTTCACCTACTACTGCCATGTGCTATCACCTCCTATTTCGATTAGCCGAGCGGTGCGTCAAGAGTTCTGCCAAAAGGGCTTGGTGCATCAGCATCAAACTCTGTTGGCGGTACATATGGTTTTGTTACGTTATTTGATGGATCAAATGGAACTAGATCATCAAAAGAAGACGAGCTAGATGCAGTTTCTGATTTCATTCCTGTATCAACTCTGTACTTGTAAGTCGTGCCATACAACGTTCTGTAGATCACTGAACGAGACTCTGACTTTGCTGCTACCTGTTCTTGAGAGACGATATTTAAATCATCTTCAAAATAGTAGTGAAGGACGTCGACCATATCAGCCGCATCCATTTCAACTAGTTTCAGCCCGCTCACAAGTGCCTTCCCATTAACGTAGGGCCAGAGATCTACTGCCCACTCGATGAAGGCTCTGGCTGCTGCGTAGGGCGGCTTGAATACTCCTCTACAAGCCACGCAGTGATTTCACCAAGAGTATCGACTGTAACGATTTTGTCTGGGTCATTAAGAAGTGCGTTGAACTTGTCCAAGCTCTCTGGAAGAAGGGTCTTCTCAAAGAAGTCGTTGATGGTACGTGCTACCGCTGCACCATCAGATTCGTCTGCACCTGCCACGATGTTGAGAAGTACCTTGCCTTGAATTGCTGGACGGCATTGGAACTCTTCACCGTGAATCTTGAACGAAAGTGGAGACTGGTCTACGACCGTTCCACCGAAGTCCTTGAATCGGTTTGTCATCTTGTTTCCTTTGTTTGTGTCGTTGTCTACTACGTGTGTAGCAGACGTTCTATTTTACCCTGCCAACCTAAGGTTATCGGTGAGATAACGGTTAGGTTTTGTACCTGGATGTTTTACAACATGGGCAAAAATAATCTGTCCCTTTGTTTGGAACTTCAACGTATGCTTACGATTTGGCTTAATGATGTGCGGAATAGAACCGTCATGGTGTAGGCGTGCGTAATTCAGATTTGAACCAACTCGGACATACTGACCTCTAGTGTCACTAAAATGACGCATATGCAAAGAAGCACGAAGTGCTCCAGTTCTTACTCCTACCTGAGCCTTAGCACCTGTTAAAACTCTTATACCGCGCTGTCTGAGGTCTTTACCTACAGGACCATTCGGGCTCCTTAGCAAGTACTCCATACCTGCTCTATTTTCAATAAAAATTACAGGCATTTTATGGAACCGCCATTGTGATTGTCATACGAGTTGTTTGAAATCCGCCCTCAGGAGGAGCAGAGTCAACAGTTGCAATTACTCCAAGACCGTAAGGTCCATTGGTTGCCCATGAGTCAAATTGATTAATGCTTTCCATCAAAATCCAAGCATCATAAGCTGCAACCACAGCGGCAGCCTGAATATCATCTGCTAGTGGTGGTTGTCCATTATTCTGCAGAATTGGAACAGAGCGAGATACAGAAATATTAAGAGTGACACTTCGTGGGTCATTACAACGGCGAGGCTCAGTTGCTTCATCGCCTGGAGTTCCTACATACATTTGAATCATAGAAACAACGAGCTGTTCGCAATCTACAGCTGGTGTTGCAATATTCCAGTAGCGTCGTGCTGGCAAAGGCATACTGTATGAGTTATAAACAGTGATAACTCTGTCTAAGACATCTTGCATTAAGTTCGCAAGATTTTTTGCGTCATCTGACACATTTATTACACTTGGAAGTGTCATCGTCTATCTCCGTCTCTAAGGTAGAACTATTGGGTTTACAGGGTTCCCTAGTTGATAAATAACGTTGCTAGTTAGCAAGTTAATCACTTCATCTACTTCAGGATTGCCCAAACTTGGACGTGTTGCGTACAAATCTAGAATTCCTGGGTCACGAGTGCCCAAAATAGGCAAAAGCTGTGAATAGGTAAGGCTAAGACGAATTGTTCCTTCTATTCTATCCAAAACAGCAGCAGACTCAAAAGTTGTGCTTGTTGTGTTGGTGTAGTTGGATACAGTTGTAGATATCGCCCACTCTTGATCTTCTGTTAAGAAGTCTGCGTTTAGCTCGTCTAAATAATAGACAACTGTTCCGCCTTCTTGGTTGAAATACAAGTCATACGCAGAAAGCTCAAATGCTGGTGCCTGACCAATAATGCGGCGAGCGCGAGGTGTATCTGGTGAGAATACACGAGAACGAGCACGAGCCTTATCTGGGTTTACTGTTTTTAAAAACAAGTCAATTGCATAAACACCAGTGCGCAAATCATCAATAAAATCTTGAGAATCTAAAACTGTGTAAGTAACGCCTTGGCGAGATACAGAAGTAACTCTTTGAGGAAGGGCACAGGTGTCGTCGCCTTCATAAAGCTTTACAAGTTCAATAGCCAACATTCTGGCTGCAGCTTTGCCAGCTACTGGAGGAGGAGTTCCGTAGGTGTATGTGACCTCAACGTTGGAAGGTGTCCAAGTAGCATTTGGAGTTCCGTAAATGGTCGAGTGGTCAGCTAAATAATAAGTGTTAGGGTCGACAATATCGCCATCGCCAGTGCGAAGAGCGTGTACGCGAACTACTTTACGACCACGAAGTCTTACACGACTGTAAGAAGAAGTTCCATCACCTTGATAATCGTGATGTGAATCAAAACCAAAACCACCTTGTGGAAGGTTTTCTACCTGACCATTAATAAGGGTAGGAGAATAAGAAAGGCGAGAAGCACCAGCACGAAGATACGGGTCATAAACTGAAACATAACGCTCCGTTACTGTTGTGCTTCCAGAAAATTTACGGCCTGACATGGCCCAAAGCATGTAAGAAGCGGTTTTAACGGCATCGTAGGCATAGTCAGAGTCGGCATAGATACCTAACTCATCTGTTTCAACCCAAAGATTGCTCATTTCGTCCCTTTCTTCTCCAGATGTGAATAGGGGCGGACAGGGAACCGAGTGTTAGACACAAACGGCATCTGCCCGCCCCTTTATCCTACTATTATTAGGCGGATGGATCCTCAGTCGACGCAATAATGAAGTCGATTGGTAGATCTGGGTTGTATGCATCAGAACCTGGAACGTTGTATCCAGTCTCTGAACCTTGAGCGTCAAAGTCAGACACTGCTAGGTAACCACGGTTACGAACTGCAGAACCTGCTGGGCTAACTGCTGTAGATGAAACATCTGTAGCTGTCTTAGCGAAGCGGAATGAAGTTGTTGTTGGTGTTGCAGTGATTGTGTGAGTTCCATTGAATGTGGAATCTACATCTGCCACAGTAACAGTTTGTCCAACTTCAAAGCCGTGTGCTGAACCTGTTGTAAGGGTTGCAACGTTTGAAGTTAGAGACTTGTTGGTTACTGTCTTTGATGACAAGTCGAACCAGCGGTAGAAGCCCTTTAGTCCTTCTGGTGCCCATGATGCGCGAGCGTATGAGTATGGACGCTCTGCTGCTACTGGGAACTCCCAGCGGCCATCTAGACCAGCATTAAACTCTGGGTTTCCAAGACCGTATCCTTCGAATGTGTTTGCAAGCAAACCATTTTCGATGACGCGGTCACCTGATTGACGAAGCTTGCAGTATGGGAATACCCAGTAGAAGTATGGAAGGCCAGTTGCACGCTTTCCATCCTTAACTGCGTAAGACCAAACTTCAATTGCCACGCCGTTACCAGCTGGGTCATCGCCAACGGCTGGTGCGGCCCAACCGACTGACTTGTTGTCAGGTGATGCGTAAGAACCAAAATTCTTGCGGAGAAGTAGACCGCCAGACATAAGAGCTGAAAGCTCTGAGTCTGGTTCGCAAATCGCGATCTCCATTGTGATGCGCTTTAGTGTGTCTGGTGCCTTGTACGATACACATACAGTGCCATCAGCAGACTTTTCAACGATTTCGTCACCCTCTTCATATTCTGGGGTGAATGATGCGCGAAGAAACGCCGAGGTGGTGTAAGAGTCACCTGCTCCATTGAGCAAGTTACCAGCGGCGTCCAGTCGAGTGACTCGGATCGCCACACCTTGGACGCTAGCCGCGTAGTCCTGTGTAGCCATTCCAGTGTGCTCCTTATTCTTTGTTGGGCTTAGTCATTAGGAAGTGTCACTCGCATTGCGTAATGAATTGACGGATCTGCATACGCAGCTGCAGGGCGAAACGCCTTAATCCGCATGTTATTAATTGTAACATCTGCACCCTGGGCTAAGTTTTCATTCACAATCTCGACCTTGCCGAGGTGAACATCAACCATTCCAGTTGCATAAATCCACTTGTTGGTAGCAGATGCGGCAGCATTAGCATCACCAATTGGACCGTTACCTGTATAACCTGAACCAATGACTACACGAGTACCAAGACGTGTCATAGCACTTCCTGAGTTCTCGTTGTCGCCCTTCTTGTAAATAAGACGGGAGCCTAGAATTGAAGCTACATCGCGAGTCATGTGAATAACTGCATTCTCACCAGTAGGTGATTCAGCAATAGCTTGCTCTAGAATCATTAGTGCATTCTCTGGCTTTTTAGCGCCAGAAACTGGAACGGTTGCAGCACCACTCTTACGAAGGAACATGTTGCCAGAGGCAGATGTCTCTTCAAGAGCTGCTACGCCCTCCCAGAATTCTCTTTCTACTGCCTTCTGTGTAACTGCCTCAAGCACCTTAGTTACTTGTGCGAAGCGGTCTTCACCTGGAAGGCTAAATGTTGAATCAAAAAGTTCTGCATCTACGTAAAATGGAACGTAGTCAATGTACTTGTCTTCGCCTGAGCCATCAAAAAGCTCACCATCTGTAATTGTCTCGTCGTTTACAGTTAGAAGACGCAAATATGATGGGATTGAATCAAACTCTTGTGAAAAACGACGAACCCATCTCTCGTCGCCTTCGCGCCCAGTGTGCTGCATAACACGGGCAACGCTTAGGAGACCGCAAGGGGCAGGAACTAGCTCATTCGCTGGAAAAACTCCTCTGAATGGTGCCATTTGTTCTTACTCCTTCGTTCCTAAGCGTTGCCTACGTGTTATTTATCGAATTTTAGTATTCGACTGCTGCAGCTGTTGCGCCACCAGTTGTATCACGGAGAGCTGCTGCTACACCGTTGATGCTGATGGTTGAAGTGATTGCAAGACCTTCGATACCGACCTTTGCAACACCTTCGAATGTTTCTACGAACATCTTGTAGTCGTTAGTTCCGACTAGAGATGAGTCGCGGATGATTCCAAGGTCCAAAGTTCCGCCATCTAGGAACAAGAATGTTCCTTCAGCGAATAGGTACCATGTGAATGAATCGGTGAACTCAACAAGTGCTGTTGCACCCTGAGCGCCGAATACATCTTGGTCAAGTGAGTAGCTTACGACAACGCCACGAGCAGCTAGGTAGCCGTCGATCTCTGAGTAAGCGTTCAATGTTGAATCACCAGGCATGTTTAGTGCTAGGTCAGCTGCCATTGCATCCTTAACCCATGCTGGGATAATGATGCGAAGTGATGCGTCAGCTTCTAGACGGTGACGTGAACGGTAAGCAGTTGCTGCGCGACCAACCTGTACTAGGAAGTCACGACCGAAACCGATTAGTGAAGAAGTTGTAACAGCTGTTGAACCAGCTGCAATCTTCGCTAGAAGGTTTTGCTCTGCCTCACGTGCGTGCTGAATAAGACCAAGCTCGTTGTGACGAGCGATCAACTCAGGATATGCACGAGTTGCAAGGTTACCGAACTGCATCTGTAGAGTAACAGCGTCAGTTGCGACTGTTGTCTCAGATGCTGCTGCCACTGTCAAACTTGCCTTAGCAGCAGGGTTTGGAGTGGTTGCTGCATCGTTTGCTGCAGTCCATACACCGACAGCGTTTGCATAGTCAGTTAGAACTGGTGGAACGATGTAGCGGATACCACCACGGTCAGCTTGGAAACGAGGAAGTGCGTCACGTACTGGACGTGCTGTAGTTCCTAGTCCGAAGATGTCGTAGCGAACCTCGAATGGTGCGACGTGTCCACCAGCAGCCACAATGGCTTCTGGAGAGACAACTTTTTGGATCTTTGCCCAGTTAGCTTCAGCATCTGTTGAAAGAGTGCGCTCTTCTGGGAAAGAGGTAGAGACGGATGCAACAATGTGTTGTTCTCCATCTCCGCCGTTTACACGGCGTAGAGCATGGATGCGCTTTGAAAAAGCTTCAGCTACATCGTCCATGCTTGAAAGCGGGCTGCCAGCTGTTAGGCCAGGAATGTCAGCACCTGCCGTGATTGCCACGGGAGCGGCTGATACCTGAGCTACAGGACGGCGGTCCGCTGGGACCTCTGGTGTGAGGTCGTCTGCATTTGCAGCGGCGGTCACGGGTGCCTCCATAGTTTCCTGAACCACAACTGGTTCATTTGTTTGGGTTTCTTGAATTGAAGCCTCTGCGCCATCGGCGACATCGGCTGCTGCATCTGCTGCATCATCGGATGCTGCATCTGCATCTGCATCAGAAGCAGGTGCTTCCTCTGCTACATCTGCTGAAGCCTCTGCAGCAGGTGCTGCTTCCTCTTCTGCTGATGCGGTAACTACTTGTGCCTCTGTAGCAACTGGTGCTACTTCAGCTGTCTCGGTTGTCTCAGTTGAGAGCTCGACGGTCTTCTCAGACTCTGTTGACGCTTCGGTCATTGGCTTTTTCTCCTCTTCCTTCTCTTTTTCTGCATCTGTTTCAGCAACAGGTGCTTCTTCAGCTGCAGGTGCGGAATCGGCAGGAGCAGCAGGAACTTCTTCAGCAGGAGCTGGAGCTTCTTCCTTCTTTTCCTCTTCCATTACAGGTGCAGCCATTTCAGGAGACTTTTCCATATCGGTGTCTCCTTCTTTAGCTTCATCTGATTCTGGCATTTCGCCATCTTCCTTCTTGTCGTCGCCGTAAACACGGGACGCGGCCTCAGCGGCCCGCTGGGCGAGCTCCTGAACTGCGGCTTCGCGCTGCTTTAGCTCAGTGCGAACTGAATCAAGCATGTCGGCGAGCGACTTCATAGCGTCAACTGTCTCAGGAGTGATGTCTGATTTCTCAACCGATTCGAATTCGCTGATGATTGTCTGTTGAAGATCGGCAAGCTTATCGCTGTCGAGTTCAGACAGAGAATCCATCATTTCTGTGATTCGGTCCACTGTCCCTCCTTGGGCAGTTGTGTAGAACAAAACAATAGTTCTATCGCTGATTTAGTCGAGGCCGAGGGACTCCGAGAAACGCAATAAATGCGTGGAGGCACTCCACCTAGTTATAAATGGTACAACCACTTATAAAAGGTGATTGGACGGAAAACGCCGTGTTTCTGTCCTTTATGTTAAAAGTCTTAAAAGCTTCGCCATCTGGCTGGAAATCTCTGATTGGTTGTAGAGCTCGCTACCAGACATGAACTTCTTTAGCTCCGCTGTGGCGATATCGGCATCCTCATCGCCAATCTTGTCTTCGACCCTAGTAATCATATTTTTCATTAGCTTACGTAGGGCTGGGGGTACATCAGAGAATCTAATCTTTTCAGCATCTTGACCGAACCCAAATGGGAGGTTAGCAATAACCTTTCCAAGCTCTGCTGAACTAGTACGAATGTTCTCTAAAGCTTCAGGATTCAACGCTTTTGCGTCCAATCGGTCAATAATTCCAATTAAATCGTCAGCTGCTTTGGATGCTTTTCCGTAGTCTCCCGCATTATCAAGATTTTCGGCTTCTTCAACCTTTTCGATAACTCGGTCTAACCCAGCAGTACCTAGGTCAGATTTGAGTCGAGCTAGGACTTGACGGAATTTACCTCCAGCGTCACGAGGTTGAGTCTTTGGGGTGTATTTAGCCCGCTCTTCTTCTTCCTTATTTCGAGTGGCTTTTTCCAGCTTAAGAGCTTTTACCTCTTCGTCAGTTAAACCCTCGAGTTCTGGGTCAATTTTAAAAAGTGCTTCTGATTTTTCAGAATTATCATTTTTTGACTCTGCAGAAGCCAACACCGCTTGAGCAGTAGAAATGGCTTCTCTCATTTTAGAAGCTGTATCGTCACTATTTGTAGTCACTATTAGTCCTTAATTTCACTATCAGAAGTTTGAAGTTTTGCTGCAGCAGATATAGCTCTTTCTCGGAAGCTATCTACATCAATAGAAGCAGCTGCCCACTTTTGTGGAATTAAAGTCTCTTTACCAAGAGCCTTTGCTCGCTTCATAATGTGCTTTTGAACAAGACCACGCTTTCCAGCCTTAGCACGTCCATAAGCTTGAATTGCATTACGAAGGTCGGTTACATTGCGGATTGGGAATGAACCATCCTTAAGAGCCTTGCCCTCTTCAGCAAGTTTTTGACGCTCACGGCGAGTAACAACTGACATCTCTGCTTCAGGATTCTCATCGAACATTTGAAGCATGTACTCTGAAACAGCCTCTGCTTCTGCTTTAGCACTGGCTACACGAGCTGAAAATTCAGCCATTTTTCCAGATAGAGCAGCAGCCTCTGCACTCTTGTGGATTGCTTCAAGGGCATCAATCTTTGAATTAATCTCAGCGATTGGGTCATGCTTAAGCTGAGCAAGTACATTTGCACCTGCAGCAACAAGAGCCATAACCTGACCTGATGCGACACGAGCACGTGCGATTGGGAATCCTGGAACGTTTACTTGGCAAACAGCAACCAACTCAAGGTGTCCCTTGATTGGTCGCCAGTCACCTGATGGAGCTGATGCACGAGCGGCTCTAATTTGCTCGGGGGTTGTGCCAGGGCGTAGAGCACCTGAAACCCAAATTCCGTAAGCATCTTCACCTGCGTGCACGTCTGCGAATGCTGATGCAGTGTCATCGTAGTGACGAACTGCTTCTTCAGCAGAAGCTTCTAGACCAGCGTGACCGCCAGCCAAAGTTAGTTGACCAACTGGCATATCCTTACCTTCAGCGGTACGAATTACACCAGTGTGGAAATATGAATACTTAGAACGGCTACGTGGAGGACGAGTTCCAAATGCCATTCCAATGTGGTCTACATGCCAAGCAGCAATGTGACCGAATACGCGACCCTCATCTGTGATGGTAAGTGGGGTTGCCTTGTCAAGCTTTGGATTTCCAAACCATTCTGAAGGAGGCTCTACAGGGATAGCACCAGCTACCATGCCACAAGCAACAAGTGCTGACGCATCAAGCGGGCTCACCCCATCTACATAAATACCATCTGGAACTGACATTTCTTCCTCCTCAACTTCGTTGCCATCATCAACGATTTGGATATAACACTCTTGGAATGCTGGTTTTGGCACAATGGTGACAGCCATAATTCGAGCATTCTTGATTACTATTCTACCTGCCTCTACTTTTCCTGAGTCCTCAGAAGCCTCTTCCTCATCAGCCTCAAACATATCCATGTCAGCAGATACTCCACGGATAAACCCATTGCGAACAAGCCTTTCAGCTTCTTTTCCATATTCGCCTGTATCGAAAACGCCTACAGCATTTCCAATTCCACCATCGATGCGCTCCATATGCGTGATTTGACCAACCACAACGGAACCATCGTGACCTTGACCTGTTTTAATCTGCCACAGTAGAGGCAGAGGTAGGTCTCGCATAACTATTACACCTTTATCAAAGATGCGACCATCGCCAGATTCCTTGTCTTCAGGAATAACCAATGGGATAACAAATTTTGCTCCGTGTTCTACTGGTTTAGCACCTTCACGGCCCATGAATTGAGCCTTAGCTGCTTCAGCACGAGCAGATAGAGTAAATGAATCAATAATTTGTTCTTCAGAACGTAAGGCTTCAATGCTAGAAACCATAGACTTCTTTTTCATTCCTGGATTGCGCTTATCTCCAGGCCACATGCCAGTCATCTCTTTGTGACGAAGAGCGCAGTAACCTTTTGAGCGAGGTCCAAGATACTTTGAAAGATACTTGTGGCAACGAGTCCAGTCTCCTGGGCTGTTCCAACGAATCTTTAATCCACCCTTACCTACTGTCCAATAACGGCGAAGTTTCTCTGCGTTACCGCGGTTTTGGTCAAGTCCTCCAGCAGCTGTAATAGCGTTAAGAGTAAGAGCCATCGCAGGGTTGATTCGAATTGAAGCAACAATTCCACCATCAATTTGAGAAACAACTTCAGCCAATTGTTCTGTGCTTAGAACAATAGTTGGTGGAGGTGTTGGGCTGTTTAGGTCAGCAAGAATTCTTTCATCGCGTACCCACTTACGGTCACGGCGTTTGAAAGTAGAAGGTTGATTTGTATCGAAACCTGCTGGAACAACAGCAACTAACTCCATCACTGCTGCTGGGTCATCCTCAGCGACAATTGCAATGTACATAGGAGCCACATCTGTTTTTTCAGGTGTGATTTCATAGTTAGGTTTTTTAGCCTCGGCAGAAGAGGTAATTGACATCTCAAGGTCTGGATCAAACCTCTTCATGTAATCTTCTGCGCTAATTTTTCTTACATCTTTAGCAGATTTCTTTGGTTCTACCTTAGGTCCAAGTTTTCCGTAAGGATTTTCTTTATACCAACCATCTCGGTGATAAGCATTTTCTGGAGATGCGTTCTTGTTGTACTTTTTATCCAACCAATCACGTAGTAGTGGGTTGTTGTAAACATTTTCTGTTGTAGCAGGATTCCAACCTGGCTTTGGTGTGCCATCTGGATTAAATGAACCTGTGTAGTACTGACCAAGAACAGTATTTGGGTCAAGACGTGTATCTACAGCAGGTGAAGTTCCAGCAACTGGTGCTGGAGCATTTACTGGCTGTCCTGTGTATTCAGGAGTAACTCTTTGGTCTGACATCCAACTAGACCAGTCAGTAAGCATTGTTTGAAGACTGTCTACTGTAAGTGGTGGTAGACGTCCTGGAAGTTTTGCTGTTGGCTCATCAATTGGAACTCGTGGTTCTCCAAGAATGCCAGAAGTGTCTAGTTCAAAACTTGGAAAGCCTTGTACAGGAAGAGGTTGATAATCTTCTGCCAACTGAGTTTGGTTTGCTGGAACTGCTACGACATTTCCATTAGGAAACTCAACGTTTGCTTCTTGAGTTTGTGAGTTGATAGAAAGAATTTTTCCTGTGTACTTAGGGTCGTTTCCAACAATCACAGTGCTTCCAGCTTTAGCAAATTTACCTAGCTGGTCACGAACTTGCTGAGAAGCCTTCTCTGAACGTTCTTCAGGTGTGTAGTTTCCATCTTGGTTTGTTGGAGCTTGTGTTGTAGGAGCACCTACAGCAAGAAGGCCGTCATCCCACTCATCTACTTCAAATACTTCATCTTCAGAAAGCTGGTCAAGGAACTTCCAGTCAATTTCTGGAATTGCTTTTTCAATCAAATCTGATTCATTGAAATCAATCATTTGAATAGAAATTGAATCAAATGGGTTGTTATCCAGCATCGCTGAAATCTTTACTGCAGATTCACGGTCTACAGGAGTGTGAATTTTTTGCACTTGGTCATAAGGATCGTCAAGTGACTTGTCATATGTAATAAAGTCATGGTCAATGTGACCAAGGTCTTCCCAGCAGCCGTCATCCCAAACGGTGCAGTAACCTTCCATATCTACTTTGTATAGACGGTCAATACCTGAGCCATCTAAACGAATTCGAATATAAAAATCTGGCTCGTACTCTGATGGATTAAATGACTTGTAATCAATACGCTCTATCGGCATAAACTCATCGATAGATGCAACTACAGAATTGTTTGCACGCTTTTTATTGTCGCGCTCAACAATTGCTGACGCCCAACGCTTTGCAGCATCTCCACCCCAAAGAGCCCATGCAATGCGACCATTACTTGGGTAGTTTTGTTGGCCCGGTTTGTAGCCTTTGCCCTTCTTGTCCACTTCGTGACGTGGGAAGTATTTCGCGATGTGACGAATCTTTTGGATACCAATCTGCCCACCCTGCGCCAGAGTGCGTGCAGTATTCAGGCCAACAGGTGTGCCACCTCGTTTTTCTTCTTTTCTCCAAGCGAGTCCTCTTTTTGCTTCTGAAACAACAGCATCAGGAATGGTGTACATATTGCTGCTATCACCATTGCTAAGAACTTTAATATCTAGGTCAGTAACGGCAGCGTTTGCTAACTCAACAGAAGAAGCTTCTGGTCTTTCACCATAAGTACTCCATTCTGCAGAAGCTAGTAGAACAGCACTGCTATCAACCCGAACAACTGTATTAGTAGACTCGTCAATAACTGTTGCCAAGTCGTCGTTCGAGAAGAGAACGTAATTATCGTTTCTACCTAGAAATTCCATGATTATTCCTCTACCGCGTACTCTGCTAAATTATCTTTAGTAATTTTTTCACCAGCGTCCCAGCGGGCTACGAGGTCTTTTCCTTTTTCAACATCAATGTCTGTGATTTCTGAGCCGTCATACTCTTCTGACATCTCAGGAGTGGCAGGAACCCACTTACCCTCGTTGCGGAAGAAAGTACCAAGCCCAGCAACCGTGAAGACAACAGCTGTGACGTCACCAGCATCGTTAGACAAAGCCTCTACGGCTTGTTCTAAACCGACTTGCTCGTCGATTACCATCATTTCCTCCATCATTTGCGGGGTTAGAGTCAGTCCATAACCAGTTAGAAGCGCAGAGTCATCCTCTGTGAACTTTCTGATTCGATAGGTACCGTCGAACGCAGCAAACTCAATTGTACCCTCGGTTTTCTTAACTAACTCTGGATCAACTGGGTAAAACATGCCGCGTCCTCCACGAACGAGGATGCCGCTATCGGCTTCATCGTCGTCTCCCTCATATACAAACTGAACTACATCGAATAGAGGGAATTTGCTTTGGTTTTCTCCAGATAGTTTTTCAATAACACCTGGAGTCCCAAAAATTACTTCTTCAGAGATAAGAGCCATTATTTCTTAGCCCCTTTCTTTTTCTTTTTGCCAGAAACCATGTCTGCCAAATCAGTAAGACCTTCAGTCATAAGACGCTCGATGAGCTTCTCTCGGATAGCTGCTGGCATTGACATGGATGAAATGTCTGCCCATGAAAGGTTCTTCTTAAACATCAACTCTCCGTAGTTGTTGCTTAGAGACTGAACGATATCCTCTGAGTCAGATTGAAGCTGACCATACTTATCGGAGTTGTTCTTGTAGTAATCCAAACGACGAAGAACTTTTCGTGAATCGAAGTACAAAGCAAAGCTTGTAGAAGTGCTTGAACCTTTAGATGATGGAGAGGCAAAAACATAGTTTCCGCCGTTAGCATCAATATCTGCAGATGAAGACATTCCGCTCTTGTTAATTCCGTTCATCCAACGAGTAGCAGTTGCGTAGACGCCTCCTGATGTAACAACGTTGTAAAACCAGTCAACAGTGTTGGTCTGGTCTCCACCCTTCCAATTGTGAACAATGTATGGAGAGAATCCAGTTTTTTCCATCAACTTTTCTACAGCGGACTCTGGCATGTAATAGTTAACTCGACCACGAGCAAGTGGGTCTACGACAACTTCAACATCAGCTGCTGTGAATCCATATTCATCCTTAATGTACTCAAGGGTCTTCTCACGGAGTTCACCTGCGTAGTTCTTCTTTCCATCGGTAGAAGAGCCAAGCAACCAAATCATTTTGTTTTCAATAACACCTTGAACATCAGATTCAAGTGCTGGACGAACTTGAGAGATTCCACCCAAAGAGTTAAGGGCCTCAGCTACATCCTCAGAAGTTGCATCTGCTGGAAGATAGATTTCTGCTTTGTTGTGGAAGGAAACAGCGTATGGACTACTACTGTGGTACTTAAAGAAGTCCACTTCAGTATCATCAATAGACTTACTTGCTCTGTGAAGAAGGAAAGTTCCCTTTCCAGCAGGTCCTTCAAAAGTTACACCGTTTTTATTTGAGTCAACTGTGCTTGTATCCCAAGTGTCTTTCCAAACGAGAGAACCATCTGCCTTCTTCTCCCACTTATCCAAACGCAATGCTTTTGTTTTAGTTACATTCGGGTCAGAATCTGCTTTAGCAACTATTTGCTTTCCAGCCCAGTTAGTTAAAGTGAACTGAAGACGAATCTTCTTTTCGCCATTCTTGTCTGTAACCATTCCAACGTGGACTTCTAGGTCCTCGATTGAATCTGAGTCAAGAAGAGTAGTTGAACCATTTGCAGCTTCTCCAGCATTGTCATTCTTTGCCATCTTCAACGAGTCTTCTAGTGAAGGCACATCTGGATGTGGAGATTGCGAATAGTCAGGTGCGGCATCTAGTGTTTGAACAGCAAAACCTGGACCGTTGACAGAGAACTTATCCTTTAGAGCTTTAGCTTCTGCTTCCAATTGAGCTTTCTTCAAAGCATCTGCTTGCTTCTTTGCATAAGCCTCGCCTTTAGCCTTTGCTGCAGCCTTAGACTTGTCAAAAAGTGTTGGGTCAAGAGTAATGTCTAGTTCTTTTGCTTGCTCAGGAGTAATAAACTTCTCACGGGACCACAACTTGTCAGACTTTGTGCTCTTAGTCTGTCCTGCAAGAGGTCCATCAAAGTATGAAACAAAAATTTCACCACTTTTTGCATCTTGTTTTGAAATTACACCGTAGCTAGTCAAGTCTTGGTCAGAATCGTTTGGGCTTACGTTTTGAACCAAAATTCCTGGAACCATGTTCTTAGAGTTTGGGTCTTTAATAAACTCGCCACTTAAAAAACTCTTGTAATCGCTGTAATCATTTGCTCCATAAGCAGCTAAGTGACCAACAGAGTTTTTTTCTACTGCTTTAGATTCAACATCTTTGATTGCAGTAGCACCAGCAAGGTCAGTACCTTCAAAAGTTGGAAGTTCAACTGCAGGTTCTGGATTGTTTACAGGTGCAGGACTTGTTGGCTCTTTAGGAGTTGTTGGTGTTCCACCACTTCCACCAGTTGGGCCATCATCTTCTGGCTTGTCAGGCTTTACACCTGAAGTGTCCTGAATATCTAGATAGGTTGAAACCTTCCAGTTCTTCTTGCCATCATCCCATTGAACCTTGGCAACGTCTGTGTAGGTGTAACCCTGTGGATTTGATTTGCTCTTAGATGTAACAAGCTCATCCTTAAGTGAAACAACCTTTCCAGTCTTACCAGTCTTAGTATCTTTGACAATCATTCCAACCTTAATTGGAGTCTTGCCATCAGCAGATACATAAGCACCCTTCTTTGTTGGAATTGCAGAAGGAGCGATAGTTCCTGGAGTTTCTGGCTTAGATTTTGAGATAACCTTGCTTGGAGTTACCTTTGCTTTCCACTTCTCGTTCTCAATACGGCTAGAAAGAGCTGTGTATGAGTGCCAACGTCCTGCAAGAGTTTTAACTCTTGTAGTTCCATCAGAACCCTTAATTCTGTGATAGACACTAAAGGTGTTGTCAGAGTTGCGCTTCACCATTGTATAAATAGTTGAGCCAGCAGGTGTTACATTCTCAGCAACAACAATGTCACCGTTTTCGATGACAGAGATTCCCTTCTCATCTTTAACCTTTGCCCAAATCAAATCTGGGTCTAAAGGCTTCTTTAACTCTTCAGCAAGTGCATCAGCATCGATTGGCTCCACTTCATCTTCTGGAGCAGCATCTTCATCTGGTGTCAGTGCTTGAGCAAGGTCAGACTGAATCTTTTCTTCAGGAGTTGCATCTGCAGGAGCAGATACAGTGTTGATGTCCTCAAGAATTGAATCGATAAGCTCATCGTTAGAGCCTTCCTGCCCCTTGAGAGACTCAAGTAGGTCCTTTGTCTTGCCCTTGCTACCAAAAAGCTTTTCTGCAAGAGCTGAAACTTCGTCAAGAACCTTTTGTTTCTCAACTGGATCAATCTGAGCAGCTTCTGGTGCCTGTGGAAGTTCCTTCTCAGGTGTTGGAGCAGCCTCTGGTGCTTCTGTAGCAGAAGAATCACTTTGCTCAAACTTAGAGAGGGTGTAGTTCTTCTTCACACCATCTTCACCGATTGCTGAAAGATTAATGTTGCCGTTCTGTGGGTTCTTCCACACTCCCTTTGGAGTTACAACTCTCTCTTTTCCGTTGTACTTGAACGCAATCTTCTTTCCAGCATCTTGTGCAGCAGTAATTTGTGCTTCAATGTCACCTGCAGCATCAATAACAACTGTATTGGTATCAACAACTGGCTTCTTTGGCTCTTCGGCAGGTGTTTCTTCTGCTTGTCCGCCCAAGAAACGGTCGATTAGATATTGACGACGTGCCTTAAGAGTTTCTTTAACTGACTCAGCAGTGTCTGGGTCAGAGAAGGCAGCATCTACAAGCTCATCAATCTTTTCTGGAGTTATTGCTTGTACCTTTTTAACAGACTCAGCGATTTCTTCATCGCTCATATCTCCAAAGATGTCTGCAGCCTGTGCGTTCTGCTTTGCATCACGCATCGAGTCAACTTGTGTTGCTTCAGGACCAAACTCCTTGTCAGTTCCACCCTGTGCACGGAATAGTAGAGAACCACCAGCATCAATACGAGCGATGTTTCCATCCTTGTCAACAAGCATGTTGTCATACTCAAGGCCAACTACATCGTAGTTACCAAGCCATGCGTCAACTGCGAAGTCAGCCTGAGCCTTCTTCTTTAAATCTGCATTGTTCTTGTCAGATGCAAGAGTATTTCCATCTAAAACTGGAGAAACAAGAACAGTGTTTCCACTCTTGTCTACACCCTTGTATGCACGACCAAACTTAACGCCAGCCTCTTCATAAAGAGCACCGCCTAAGATTTCATTCTCTGCATGCTTGTCAGACTTTGGCTTCTTAACGTAATACTGATTTCCAGTGTCTGGGTCTACATAGAAAGCACCTTGATTGGAGCCAGCTTGTCCTGCAACCTTCTTCCACTTAGAAGTATCAAATACTGAAGTTACATCTTCAGGAGAAACTTCTTCTGCTGGAATTGGCTTGTCAGTCTTTGCATCCTCATCTTCAAGGTTGCTAACAATGTTTGGGAAAGAGTCTGCGAAGTCTGGATGCAACATTCCTGCATCAGACATCTTGTTGATTTGGTCTCCAGTAAACCAACCAGTTGCTGTGTTCTCGCCATCCTTGCTAGATAGGTCGTTGAACTGGTCTGGTCCTACTTCGAAGACAGAAGTTTCGTACGCCCATTCAGCGCCAACTTTGTTTGTGTCGACGTAGATTGGTTCGAAGGCAGAGATATCTCCACCAACTTCTTCCATAAACTCTTCTTTTGCTGTGGCGTTAGGTGCCTTAGCAATTGTTTGGTCTTTGTGAGCTCCACCTGGAATGCCCCACTTGCCTCCACCTTGTGAAAGGCTAGATGAACGCTTTGCTAGGAAGTACTCGTACTCTCCATCTGCGTTCTTACGACGAAGCAATGCACCACCAGCACCGTACTTACCCCAGAAGCGCTTACCATCTGTTGTAAAGAAATAACCTTCTCCAGTTTCTTGATTGCTTCCACCACCAAGAGGTGCAAAGAATGGAAGCTTTGGAGGAGTCAAACTTCCGTTGCGAAGTGCTTGAACATCTGCAGCAGAAATGTTTTCTGCGTAGAAGACACCATCAGTACCTTCTGCAATGTTGTAGTCAGCCCACTTACCAGCGTTTGCTTCCTTCTCAGGAGCATCATCAATTTCAAGTTGTGGTTGTTCTAATTCTGGTTCTGGTTCTGGAACAGCATCTGGCTCGCTGTTGCGACGCCATACTTCGTAAGCTTGGTACTTAACCCAAGCAGATTCGTATTCTTTTCCAGTTGCAAGAAGTCTGCGCTTAACTAGTACACGCTTGTCATCTCCATCGATAGGAGTGATAGAGATGATTTCGTGGAATCCATCATGCTTAGCCTTGATGAAGTCACCTGGTTGCCACTCTTCAACAGCGATTGAACCAACATTTGTTGTGTTCTCTGGGTCTGATACCCAGTTGTTAGAAATGTTTCCACCAAGAACTGATTCGATTTCGAAGTCTCCGTCGCCAACTTCTGTTGCCTTTGGAGTAGTTGCAGGGGAAAGCTCGTCTGATGTTGGCTTGTCCTTTGGAAGAGCCTTTGCAAGTACCTCTGGGTCTTCTGGAATCTCTTTTCCAGCCATACCATCTGCAAAAGTCTTTGCCATAACAAGTTCTGAATCAGCCTTAGCCTTTGGATTCTTGTAAGCGTCGTACTCTGCCTTAGCCTTGTCGTAATCTGCTTGGCTCTTGTCAATGTCAAGAACATCAATGCCAGACTTTGTGACAGCCATTTCATCAAGAAGGTTGTCAAGAATTCCAGGCAATACAGCAACGTCAACAGAAGCATCGTGCCAATCTGTATTTGGCTCTGCTAGTCCGTAACGGTTTGCTACAGCCTCAAGTTTGTGGTCGCCAGCGCTTCCATTAATTACCTTCCGAGCAAGCGAGAGTGTGTCAATCTCACCTGATGGCTTGTAATCAAGTCCATACTCAGCCATCTTGCGTCGAAGGATTTCACCATCAAAAGGCATGTTGTGTGCAGAAACGATTGGGTTTGCACCAAGGAAGTCAGCAATCTCGTTAAATGCATCTTGCTGAGACATCTGCTTTGAAAGGAACTCATCGGAAATTGGATTTCCATCTGCATCCTTAAGAATGTCCTTTGGATCTTTATCTGTGTAGAAGGAATCCAATGGTTGCTCTGGATTCATGAAAAGCGTCTTCTGCTCGACGATTTCACCGTTCTTCATCTTGGTCATCGAAACTTGAATTGGACTTGGAGCTGTAAAGCCTCCAGTTGATTCGAAGTCAAGGTGAACTACTTCTTCATTTGCAAGAAGTTCTTTAAACTTAACTGGGTCGCCATTTGCCTCTGCAGCAATTGCCTTGAGCTTATCTCCCATGAATGCAGGAGGAGTTGGGCGAGAAACCTTCTTTGGTGCAGCTGGTAATGCATCTACATCAATTGGAGGAGTAAATGTTGCAGCAGATTCCTTCTTTGCTGCATTAAAGTCTGCATACTTTTGCTTGTAATCAGCGTCGTCCTTCTTTGGACGCTCAAGTGCTGGCTTCTTTCCTGGCTCTGGAAGAGAGGAAGCTCCACGGATTACCTTGATAGGAGTTGTACCCTTCCAGCTCTTTGATTGAGACTGGTGGTCTGGATAGTAACCAGTGATTACAGCATTACCGTTTTCATCAGTTGTAACGTCTTGAACAATGAAGTATTCGTAGAAGTCATTCTTTCCTTCTTTCTTGAAGGCAATGTCTCCTGGCTTTACTTCAGTAGCAGCAACATCAACTACACCAACAGTGTTCTTAGTTGGGTCGTAAACAGGTGCTTCAGATTCTGTGTTCCATTCTTCAACATTCTCAGGTGCAGACCACATTTCCTTAGCAGCGGCAAGGTCTTTGTTGTACTGGTCAACAGCATCTAGATACTTGCTACGAGCCTCTGCATCTTTTGGAACCCAAAGGTCAAGGTTCTTATCTTTGTAAACCTTACCTTCAGGGTCATACTCTTTTGCCTTTGGCTTTGAAAGAACTGGAAGGTCACCCTTTGTAGGACCATCAACATTTCTAAATACAGAAATATCAGTGTCGTTGTTCCACAACTTTGTCTTTTGAGAAACGTGACCTGGGTAGTAACCAGTGACCCAAGATTTTCCTGGAATTTCAGAAGGTTCAACAGACTCAATTGTAAAGAAGTCGTTAGTTGTAACGTCTCCTGCTTTAAGTTCAGAAGTCTTAGCTTTTAGCTTTGCTGGTCCTGTTGGTTCTCCGACGTTAACGTTGGTAACGGTTTGGGGTCCCGCTTCATTCGTCGTAGCTTGTTCCGTGCTTTCGGCAGGGACTTCTTCTTGAGGTGTTGGGGTTCCTTCTGGTGTTTCAGTATCTTCTCCTTCTAGAGCGTCACTGATTTCTGTTGGAGTAATTTCAGAATCTTCTTGACCTGAAATGCCTTCTTTGTAGATACCATCAATCAAGCTGTCGGTATCTTCACCTTGCAATTGCAGAGCATCACGGATTGCTTCTACAGGAACGTAGCCCTTGTAGTCTTCACCTGTCTCTGTTTCTTGGGAAAGAATTCCATAACCATCTCCACCTGGCTCAATGCCACGGCGTAGTTCATTCTTCAAATCTTCTGTGTCGTAGTTATTTGCAATGTCTAGAGGGTCAAAAGTAAATCCTTCTGGAGCATCCTCTGGAAGTGGGTAAAGGTCCTTGTTAAATGGATTTGTATCTAGGATGCTATAACCATCTGGCACTTCAAACTCGGTGTTCTGTGGAAGATGCTTTGCGTAATCACCAGTCTTGGCGTACTCGTCCTTCTCATCGTCTGACAAACCATCAAGCAGTGCAGGAAGTTTTGCTGGGTCTGCTTCTGCAGAAGGCATAGGAGCTTCTGGAATCTCTTTTCCAAGCTCGTCTTTTACATCTTGTGGAACTTCAGGAGTTTGTTCTCCCTTATCTCCAGCAAGCTTTGCCTTAATCTTTGAGTATGCCTTCTTTACAGCGGCACCAATATCTTTTCCAAGTTCACCAAGAGTGTCACGAAGTGATTCAGCAGGAACAGACTCGTCACCATTCTCAAATGGAAGTTGAGCAGTTCCGTCACCTTCAAGAGACTCTTCTAGTGCAGAGGTAATTTCTTCCTCGTCAAACTTTTGAGCAAGTTCTGCAGGGTCATCTGTGTAGTCTTTAGATTCAACATCAGGACCTGCACCCTGTGGGACATAAGGTTCTGGGTCCATCTTGTATGCACCTTCAGGTACGTCAAACTCTTCAGGCTTTTCACTAGCAGGAGCAGCAGGTGCTGCTGGCTTCTTTGCAGAGTTTCCAGATGCATCTCTTTCGAGTTCACCAGTCTCAGCGTCTACGACAGAACCATCAGGAAGAACGATGTGATCTTTACTTGGGTCAAGTGGGAAGAGTCCACCGTTTTCTTCGTAATCCTTTAAATCTTTTTTGTACTGCTTCATCTCTTTCTTAAGAGCTGATTTTCCAACCTTAGGAATGAGTTGGCCTTCAAGACCTTCTGCAGGAGTTGCCTCTGGAGTTTCGGCTTCTTCTGTATCTTCAGCCATCTTTGTTGGGTCTGGGAGGTCACCCTTCTCAAACTTTGGCTCATCTTGTGAGATGTAATCTTGAACATCAGACCAACGCTGTGCAACAGCAAAAGGCTTGTTGTCATCTTCTCCACGGCGAGATACAAAGTAAACAGGAAGATTAGGGTCTAGAGAGCCATTCTTTCCTGCACCCTCTGTAACAACATTCTGTCCTTCGTTTTCTCTTTGCTGAGCAGCTTCAAACTTATCTTTTGCTGCAGCATTAGGAGTTGAAATCTTAATGACATCGTAAGCATCATCTGTGTACTTAGTTCCAAGGTCAATCTTGGTTCCATAAAACTCTACGTCGTTATCGTTAGGTGACCAGCTTTCATCTTTGCTAAATCCTGCAGGAGCATCAATCTTTACAAGATCTGCTTCTTCGATAACAGGGTCGCCTGTTTTAACCTTTGCATTTGTCTTGCTGTATCCATCTGGACCTTGAGCAGACTTAAGAATCGCCTTTACACCTTCAGCAGACTTTGCTGGAACACGAACCAAATCACCATTTGGCAATTCCATATCAAAGGTGTCACTGTTTTCATCAGTTGCAACGCTACGACCAGTTAAAGACTGAATAGCACCATTTACACGACGAACAAATGCACGAAGTCCTCCGCCCATGTAAGCAAAGCGACCCTTACGGTCACGGCGCTGACGCATTGCACGAGCACGACGAGCAGCAGATGAGTTTCCATCACCCAAGGCTGCTAGAAGTGCATACTGAGGGATTGAACCTTGAGGCATTGATTGCAAACGAGCAATTGAGTATTCGTACTCAGGAGATGCTGGGTGAGCAGTTAATGCAGAAGCAAGAACTGTTCTAACAGTGTCATCTTGAATGTGAGGGTCATCGCAAATCCACCGAGCGCGGAAACGCATCAACTCAGCGGTGCTTAGTTCATGCTTACGAGTAGAGCGTGGGTGTGAAACTGGAAGTAGGTCTGTATTTTCTACAGTAGTTGAAAAAACCTTGTTGTATTGAGCAAGTTTGATGTAGTTGTTTAGCTCTTTGATTGAACGAATACGGCGAAGAGAGTAAGACTCACCTTCATACTTGCTAAGTGAGCGGTTAAGAACAGCAAGAGCAGCACGACGTGTGATGATTCGAGAGCCAGAGAACTTAGAGTTAGATTCTTTTACTAGCTCAAGGCCAGCATCAATAATTCTCTTGTTTTGCTCTTCGTAAGAAAGAACGGGTACCTGTACTTTGCTCTTGGCAGATTCGTTTTTAGCCATCGCTAGTTCTTCCTTTTCGGCAGAAGGTCTGAGTCCATGCTGTCGTATGTCATTACTGCAAGAACAGATGCTCGCTTGAATGGGTTCTCATTGTTGCGAACTGCACGAAGCCAAGCAGCACGGAAAGCAGGTTCGGTTTCGTAACCTAGACCTGCAAATTCTGTCATAGCAAAGATTGCTTGTTCTGGAGTTTCGTACTCTTCTTCAGACTTTAATTCAACATTAAGTTCTGCTTCTGCAACTGCAGATGCAAGAAGTAGGTCTAAATCTTCTTTGTCACGAACTGGAACGTCGTAACCAGAAACTGCACCTTCTGGAAGAACAGCAAAACGGCACTTACCATCTGCTTCAACTTCAAGAGAAATAATTTGGCATTTGTTTGGTCCTTGGAAGAATACGCAGTTTGCACACTTGACTCCAATGTCTTTGACATCGTTTTCATAAGCAGGTGTGTAGCCAGCCCAAACACCATCACCATCTTGGTCAAATGGACCATGCTTCTGAGTAATAGCAATGAGTGCTTCTGCTAGGTCTCGCTCTTCTGGAATCAAACCAGATGCAGTAATTGTGGAAGAACTCTTCTTTGTAGATTTTGGATGCGCTGCTGGTAGCAAATCATTATCTGCCTTGTATGCAGAATTTGCTGGCTTACCAGACTTAAGCAAACGAAGGAATGCGTTAACACGACCCATCGCCCACTGATTGCGTGTCATCCCAGGTCGATGAGATACGGAATAGGCTCCTGCACCCCTACGGTAGACCGCCTTGAGTGTGGCAACAGTTGTCTTGCGACCCTTTGGTGCCTTCTCGTTGTGCTCTGCGACTTTCTTTTGAAGAGAAGACTCAATCGCAGGAGTAAAAGTGATTTTCTTACCGCCTGAAGCTGAGCCCTTTGAATTTTTATCAGAACCTTTGATACGGTCTTTTTTAGGAGCAGGAGTTTGAGAGATAGTGCGCTTTGCAAATTCACTCGCATCTGAAGAATCTTTTGGTACACAGTTTGGAACCATCTTTCCGTCTTTGCCTTTTTTCATTCCTACTTGGACGTAACCGTCCCAGCAAGGACCTTGTGCAGCGGTGATTGGTTCCACTTCGTCAATAATGTCAACTGCAGCAACTACTGGACCGCCAGCAACCCAAGCACGGCATGTGCGTGCTGATGCACACTTAAAATCAAATGCTTCGCAGTAACCAAGTTCGCCAGCTTCGTTGATTGAATCAAACTCATCTGCGTTATCTGTCAAACCGCTTTCAATGCAAGAGAGCATCTCTGGAGTTTGAATAAAGACAGCACAGTTGCCACAACGTTGTTTCTTTGCAGTTTCTACATCAACGCCCCACTCAGCGCCTAGTGCAGTCCAATACTCTTCGTTTGGTTCTGCAGGGTTAAGTGGTCCATACATTGCACTATCAATTGCCTTCTTGCGGTTGTCAAGATTAAGTGCAATATCCTGTGTTGCTGGAGGGCAAGTCTCTTCAGCCATTTACTGCTGAACCTCCTCGGTTGCAGGTGCTGGTTCTTCGGTAGGTGTTGCTGCTGGAGCTTCTCCAATTGCACCATCAAGAAGGTTTTGTAGTTCTGGAGACATTGGAGCAACAGAAGACTCTTGGCTTACTGCTTGAACTGCTTCCATAACTTCAGGAGCTACTGCCTTAAGCATTGCTTCTGTGAGTTCTGGAGTAATTGCTCCACGCTCTTGTAGAAGTCGAAGTGCAACTTCTGTTGGAGTTGGTGCATCTTGGTCAGAGAATCCATGTGCACGACGCCATGTATCGCCAGAGATTGCCATGCGGTCAAAGCCAGCATCTGCATCTGCAGCACGGTCGTTTCGAGTTGAAACCGCTGATGGGTCATACCAAACAGTAAGACGGTTTACTTCAGACTCTGTGAATCCATTTGCAAGAAGATATGGACGAAGGTAAACAACAGTCAAAGAGTCACAAATCAAAAGCATCAATGGCTCGATGTGTGCTTTGTAAAGTGCTTCGTCAATTTGCAATGCGTTTGAGTACTTAACATTTGCAAGACCTGTTACAACATCCTTTGGAACATCTAGTCCCTGAAGGATGCGCTCTAGTACACGGTCTGAACGCTCAGCAAGTGCTGGGTCGAATGAACGCTCAAACTTGAACTGCTTAATCTTGTCGCCAAGTTCTGCAGGTCCACGAATGATGAGAGGAACAACGGCGCTCGCAGATTCTTCATCGCGAATCGGAGTTGTCATCGCATCGATAAGTTGCTCTTCAAATTCATCTTCTGCTTCTTCAGCAGTGAAACCTGAACCAAGACCGTCTTCTGAATCGTATGGATAGTCTGGGTCACCTTGTGCTGCAACAGAAAGTCCATCTGGAAGATAAAGTGCTCCTGCATTGAGACGAGAGCGTGCAGTTGCACGGAATGTTCTGTTGAGGAGAAGAAGTTCTGCGCAAAGATCTAGTAGACCGCGAAGTGATGAATCTGCTTCATCAGAAAAGCGTGGGTGTGAACGCCAAATGCGTCCTACGAATGCATTCTTTTGAAGTCTACTTACTCCAAATGATGCACCGCCACCTTGTCCTGCACCTTGTTCACGACGACCAATAACATTGAAACCACCACGTGCATCTGTAACAACTTCATCTACAGAGCGAACATCCCAAGACTCTGGTGTTCCAGTTCCTGGACGTGCTGGCATTTGTACTAAATAGCATTCACCAGCAACAGAAAGATTTAGTGCTGCATCCTTAAGAAGACCTGCTTGTCCTCCATATGCAGAGTTAAGGCGTTCTAGTGCACGCTCTGCGGCAGATGCAAGACGCTCTTCAATAACTCGAGATTCGTTTACTGAAACTGGAGCTTGCGAAGCATCATCAATTGCTGCTGCGTAAATGCGAATGCGTGAGACAACAGATGCAACAAGATTAAATGCGTATTTAATTTCACCAATTGCGTCGTAGTATTCCCAAGCTTCTGCTTGCCATGCGCTAGAAGATGCACTTCTGCGATTTTTAAATTGTTCAAACTCGCCTTTGTCATTTACTTTAACTTGAACTGCTGCTGCAGTAAGAGAACGAGGAACGTTGTATGCAGCAGATGAGGCAGGAGTGTTAGTTGTAAAAACTGAAAGAATGCCTGATGGTGTTGGTGTTGGCGCTACAACCTGACGGGAGCGATTAGTCCGAGGACGACGAGTAGAATTAGACTTTGCCTTAGGTGCAGCCTTTACTGGCTCCTGTGGTTCATCTTTCTTGAATACAGCCACTGTCTAACCCTTCACTTTGTTACGGAGCACGAGATTATTTGTCCTCATACGCAGTCAACAGACCTGCTACGGCTGATAGTGCGAATGGCACGACAACAATAACAGTTACTGATGTAATGATAAAGCATCCGTAGAGAAGTGATGCTGTCCAAATTGACATACACCACTCACAAGTAAACAAGTACCCAAGCTTTGAGGACTCTGGAGGGTACTTCTTCCACACTCGGTTTCGGATTGATTCGGTAATAACGTCTCGCGTTATTAGTCTGGTGATGCGATAGGTTGCCAGAGCGAGGATGGCGAACTCAAACCAAGCCATTTGGGTCCTCCGTTGATGAGACGACATTGCCAAATGGGTTCCAGCTTCTTAGGCGAGAGCCACAGCCGCAGTTGGTGTCCTTCACAAAGGCAAGCATCTTGCCTGATTCTGTCTTTACGCGGTCTAGACCCTTCTCGTTAATCATCTCAACAACCTTCTCACGGAAGACCAGCTTGGGACCTTCTGGGGAGTCAACAGCAATCAGAATCGTGTCATTGACAATTGCCACCCGACACCTATCCAACTTCCTTGTCCCTTGAGGTAAATCCCCTGTGACATTGGCGAGGCTAAGATCGGAAAGAGAGCCCGGAGAAATGACTTTTACAATGGCTGGAAATACGTCTAGTTGCTTTCTCATTATTCCTCTGTGTATTCGGTAGGGATGTAGAAATTGTCCCAACCGAGAGCCTGTTTGGCTATAGTCATAGGAATAATCAAAGGGACGCTTCTATGACTTTTGGGTAGGAGAGTAAAGACATCATTGGATGAATTAACGAAGGTGGCATTCTTCCACTCTCGTCTCTTTTTTAATAGTGTAATTGGAAAAACCATAGGCAGGGTTGAATCATCGGTAGTCATAGTCTCTAAAGCTCTGACTTGCTTACCTCTGCCGTTTTTTATCTTTGGGTTGGACCAAACAACCACAGCCAACTCCTCAGGGGCGTATGAGCCTGTCTTATTCTTAAAAACGGTATTCACTTAGCAATCCTTCGAGCCATGGCTCGGTAGGAGACTCCAGCGGCCTCTGCCAACGCTTGGGTAGGTACACCCAAGGTGTAGAGGGTCTTCACCATCGTAGTCAACTGCTGATTGGCTACAGATACTGGGTGGTTATCTGGGGTCCTTGCTCTATAACGCTTTGCTTGGTCAGAAAGCTCTCGTAGTTGGTCTTTTACATTGGGAGGGACGCCCGGAGAAATGGTCCTCAAACGAGGCGCTGTCTTTACAGGGGTAGAGACAGTGAAGGAGCGGGGTGGTGGAGAAGGCACTGGTCTGTGCTGCTCAACAATCTCAGCACGACGTACCCAGAAGTGGATGGTTGTCTTTGGCTTGGCAGGTTCCAAAGAAGAGCCAAGAGCTTGTAGAGACCAACCTGCTTCCCACAAAGCGCGAAGGCGCGACTCAGCGGAAGCTTTATCTAAGGAATTGATAAAAGCCACTTCATCTGCTGAGAGGTGAGGGATTTTCATTTCTATAGTGTACAGGATTTTAGAGGTGCCGTACGGAGCCAATACATTGTACGGCAGCAGCGATTTTATGAACCTTAACGTTTTTTACTTTTGGCCTGTCAGACGGCTCTGCTATTATTTGGCCTTTCGCCAAATCGTTCCGGGCTTTTTTTGCTGGCCCTGGCTTTTTTCTTTTCAAAAACTTTTTCTTGTTCTCTGGTTAATGCCTATGTGCTTTTTATTTTTTTCTTGAGGCAGGGGGGTAGGTGTAGGAAAGGCAAGGCAATGTTCGTGCATCTTTTTTCTTTTGCCTCTGGTCTAGGGGGCTAAACAATGTTGAGATGTTAGGTCAAGGCTTGCTTTTACTTGTTGTCAGGCTTGCTCTTGCTTGTCTAGGTGGGCTTGACTTGTTGAGGCTAAGAAGTTGTTAGGTTGTTGATGGTCTGGGCTACTAGCAATCTTGGTTGGGCTGGCTATGTTGTTCAGTTGTTGATAGTCAGACTGGTCAGCTGGTTACTGACGAGTAGCAAATAAGTTGATGACAGGTCAAAACAACTTGTCAAAGTTTGACCTGGCAGCCAGGCTGCCTAGCACCTGGCGACTGCCTACAATCTGGGGAGTTATTGTGATGTCAGGGCTAGCACTATGGCTATGAGACTGCTAGAAACTTGTTACCAAAATGTGATGTAATAAACAGTAAATGGACTTGACATAGTGCAGGAAGGTGCTAGATTAAGCGTGTGGTGAGAGGCTCACCGCATAAACGACAAAACGAAAGAGGCACAAAATGAAGACATACGGAATTTCAATCACCGCAGGTGGAGCGCAATACAACTTCCACGTGGACACTATCAAGAAGGTGCGTGAGTTATTTACAGGCTCTCGCTACATTACAGAGTTCACCGTATACGAGCAGACACACACAGGCACCGCAATGACTTACCGCACTATGACAGATGAAGAAGTGCAGGACATTATCTGGGGAAGGGCTGCCTAATGAAGGCTCTAGTTCTAACCGCAACAGGTGAAGTCAAGGAGCTTGACGGCATTACTCTTCAGGACTTACAGTCCGCAGTAGGTGGCTGGGTTCAGGCTATTGACCTAGCAGAAGACTTGACTATGTGGCTCAACGAGGAAGGCAAACTTGTAGGGCTACCGCACAACACAACCGCACAGAAACTCTGGGACAAGACTTTCTGGGTTGGTTCAGATTTCGTCGTTGGTGATGTCGTTCTCACTGGTGGCACAGGGGAAGAGGGTGAAACCCTTCCTCTGGGCGACGACACCGCACAACGAGTCCGCAAGATACTGGTTGCCTCCTAGTATCTAGGGAAAGACCCCTCTGGCTTAGTTCACCAGGGGGGTTTTTTCGTTATCAAAATGTGATGTAATAAACACCGAATAGACTTGCAAAAGTGCAGGAAGGTGTTATTGTTCTACTTAGAGGCAAACGACGAAAGGAAAACAAATGTCAGGCTACTACCCAGAAGGTGTTACAGGAAACGAATACCAAATCGCAGGGGCTCAACACGAGTGGAGTGATGTCCGTGCAGAGGCTTGCTACAACGAAGACTGCAAAATGTTCGAGGTTGAAGATGTAGAGGCAGAGGTTGAAATCGAATTGTCACACGACACCGAATACTACGAGTGGAAGTGTCCAACTTGTGGAGCAACTAGAGACATTGAAAGAAATGTCGAATAAGGATTAAAAAGAAAAACCCCGCCCAAAGAGGCGGGGTTCTTTCTTTTACGACTATGGTAGGACTTTTACAGATGTCCCAGCGAATACTGCCTCAATCATCTCTTGGGAGTAGAGGCTATGAGTCACCGCATTGTCAGCCTTAAAATCTTCAAGGGCTTTAGCAGTTCCTGCACTAATCCAACCTTGCTTGTCATCTCCAGCAGAGACATAACCTAGTTCAACTAGGCGAGACTGAAGAAGAGCAACAGAGTTACTGTTCTTCGCATAGAGGGATTCAAAAACGATCTTCGACAAATAGACCGCAGAGCCATCGGCGATCTGAGTTGAAACAGCTTGAGGCGTAATTTTTTTACCCTTGCTCTTCTTCTCAGCTGCTGCGTCTTCTTCAACTACAGCAATCACTTCAGGCTTTACTTCTTCAACTACAGGAGTCTTAGGCTCAGCCATTACTACAGGCAGAGTCTCAGGCTCAACGGCGAGCGCAACAGGCTCAACCGCAGGAACAATAGGCTCCTCTAAGTTATACAAACGCTCTGGTTCTTGGCTCATAACTATCCTTTGGTTGGGTATTCAGCAAGGAAAGATTCAAATCTTTCACTACCCTGATTATACCCTTGGACTTTCCAAGCCGAGAAGTCAGTTCCTTTAGCACTCATGTGAAATGCAATCTCTGCATTAGTCACAGGGTCAAGCAACTCTTCGTTCTTCTTGAGTTCAAACTTCTCAAGACGAGCGTCTCCAAGTGCTCCTATCATGTTGATTTGGAACAACCCGTAAGAATTGTCTCCAGTTCGGGTATTCGAGTTATGGGCTTTAGGGCGACCATTGGACTCAGTCATCACAACAGCCCATGCTGTCTTCAAACCTTGACCTTCGAACCCAACGAGCTTGAGCAAGTTCTTCAGCTCAAGCGGCGCAAGAGGGACAGTTCTGTCTTCAAATAGTTCGAGCTGTATCTGAGTCTTCAGATTTTTTACCTCTTCAAGCTGCTTGTCACGGGACGCAGTTTGGGTAATCCGCGCTGTTGCTACTTGGAACAACCGCACTTCTTCAGCCGCGGCTACTTCAGCCGCCACTATTTGTTTCTGTTCTTCGTTCTCTGTTTCTGCATTTGCTGCCGCGCTCCACACGACTGCTCCTGCTAGCACTGCTGCTATCACACCAAACGTAGTAGTTTCGGCATGGCGAAATAAGGGCTTTCGCATTTGCTTCTCCTTTGTTAGGGGACATGGGCAGGTTGCTAGTTACTCGCAACCAATGGGCTGAGGCGCCCTTCGTTTTGTCTAAGGTGTCGTTTCATCACTAAAACCATAGCACACGTGCAGGAAGGTCTGTCAAACACAGACACGCACGCTACGCCTGAGGCAAACTGTATTCTTCGTCATACCAGCGTGAACCTAAAGTGCTTCCTTTTTTGGTCTTTTTACGCTTGTCAGACACTTCGAGCATCTCATACCAGACTCCGTGCAGAGGCTCCGCGAAATCATAGCCGCGAGTCTTCGTCACCTGAGTCTTGAAGTTGTCGTAATCCATCTGCTCGATGCGACTTGAAATCCATTGAGTCAGTTGTTCCTTTGTGAGGTAGACGCGATACTCGTAGTCACGATGCTGTAACTCCACAATTTTTACCTTGAACATCTTCACAAAACCTTCAAGGGACTTCTTATCGCGAGCGCGAACAGAAATCTTGCTTCGGTCTTCCTTTGAAACAACCGCACTAACAAACCCTGTATCAGTAAATAACCACATAATTACTCTCTTCCACTCAAGATGGCAGATGAAATTGCTACTGCACCAAATGCCATCACAAAATTTGGTGAATTTAATACCGCAGACAACACCGCACCAGCGCTTGCGAGCGCCGAGACT